TCTCTAACCTTCTTAGACTCTTTCTTCTTAAGCTCCCACCATGCCATAGAAGCGTCTACAGCTACTTTAGGATCATTAGCTATAAGTTCAGGATTATTAACTAAGTCTAAGCCTAACATCTTACCTATCTTCTCATAGTTAGCTCTACCAGTAACCTGTATAAGTCCTCTACCTTTAAATCTAGTACCGTCACCAGGTTGAGTATTACCAAGATCTCTCCTACCTTCATAAGCTTCACCACTAGCTAGCTCTTCCATATAACGGAAGTTACCAGTTTCATGTGTAATCTGTGCTAGAAATAAAGCTTGTTCTGTAGGACCCCAACCAGCTCTCTCCATAGCTCTTCTAGTTATATCTAATAGATTCTTCTTATCGAATCCTTCTTTTCTATTCTTACTAGAACCTTGCTTATCGTATATAGATACGCCATTAGAACTAAAGTTAAGATTACTAGATCCTATAGTAGCTTTATTATCCATATAGGTATTAGATCTACTATCGAAGTTATTACCAGTATTCACTCTAGGTACATTAGTATTCTGTTTAGGTATATCAGATTTACCTCCGAATATAGAGTCTAATAAACCTTTAAGTATACCCATTATACCAGAACCTTTAAGTTTCTCCGCTTTCTCTAGTATAGCATCCATAATAGAGTTAATCTTCTTCTTAAGCCACTCTAAGTATACTGCTTGTTGATTACTACTCCAAGAGCTACTACCAGTTACAGCATCTAGTAACTTATTAACATTATCATTACCCATAGCTTTAAGAGCATCATAGTAGCTAGAGATCTCTAGATCTCTATAAGTACCATCATTTAGGTTCTTAATAACTATAGAAGATTCTGAACCTAATACATCCCAGTATACATTACCTAGTGGTTCTCCAAGGTCATATAGATGTCCTTCTAATAGAGTACCAAAGTTTTGTTTAATACCATCTAGATCTGCATTAAGTTTAAGTTGTCTATCTGCCATAGGTAAGCTATTTAAAGCATGTAGAAAATCTTTATATTTTATTCTAGATTGTGATACAGTTTTATCTTCTGTAATAACTACTTTAGAATATAGTTTATGTTCATCTTCTCCATTAGCTTTACGTTTCTTATTCTCAGCTTGAGCTTTCTCAAACTCTTCTTTAGTAACAGCTTTATTATCTACTACATATAAACCAGTTTCTTTCTTCTTAGCATCTTCTTCAGCTTGAGCTTGTAGAGCTTTAGATTTAGCTACATCAGGTTCATCTGGTTTAATAGGTTCTCCATTTTCATCTACAGCAGGATCATTATCGTCAAATAGATCAAATCCTAATACAGCTTTAGATACGGCAGATCCTATAGATAATCCATCTACTGTCATATACTTAATAGCTTTAGCAGCATCGTATAATAATAGACCCCAACCTAATATAGGTACAGCTCTAGAAGCTATCTTACCTAGTAGAGAAGCTACTAACTTAGCTCCAGCTTTACTACCTAAACGTTTTAGTATAGTACCTTTGAAACCTTCTAGTATAGAAATAATCTTCTTAGCTAAACTAGTTTTAGCTATCTTACTAGAAGCAGCTGCAGCGCCTTCTACAACAGCTTGACCTGCTTTAGTTTTAACAGCAGCAGCAGCTACTTTAGTAGCACCAGCAGCCGCAGCACCACCTAGCTTAACAGCAGACTTACCTAATAGTTTACCTATTGGACCTAATACTGTTGTTAGTGCAGATACTATACGCATACCTAATCCAGTTAGTGTAGAGAATCCGCTAGTAAGTAACCCAGCTACTTTAGTAACACCAGAACTTATAGCTCCTATAGCAGTAGTAGCTATACCTAATATAGGTCCTAACCAACCTTTAAGCTTACTAAAGAAACTATTATCTTTCTTATCTTCTTTCTTAGGCGTTACTTTATCTTTAACAGCTTTACCAGTAGACTTAAGTCTATTCCACCAGCTGTTCTTGTTAGCAGGACTATCTGGATCATCTTCTCCATAGAGATGATCATCTCTGTTACCACCCCATAACTTTTTATCCATACCGCGCATAAAGTTAGCTACTGGGTTATCTAATAACCCACCTAGTAAACTAACACCACCTTTAGCTATACCTTTACCTGCTTTATAAGCACCTTTGCCAAGTGTCCATGGTGATTTTAATAACCATGGTATACCATCTTTAAGTGCTCTAGCGTATAGTTTACGTTCAAATGCTCTACTACCTTTAGCAAATCCAGATAATGGAAATCTAATAGCAGATTTAACACCCCACATAGCTAAGTTACCAGCTTGTTTAGCCACCCACCCCATAGGATTCTTAAGAGCTCCTAATGCTGATCCTAACATATTATAAGTTTTATCAACTCTATAGTCTAATAAATCTTGTTGCTCTTGTGGAGTTCTATCAGAAGCTTTCTTCTTCTTAATAGCGTTAATATAGTTTTCATAATCACTAGGTTGTTTCTTATCAGAACCTTTTAGTTTATCTACTATCTGTTTAGCTTTCTTCTTAGATTCTTTAGTGTTATTATCTACTATAGTAACTAATTGATCTTGTAGTTCGTCCATAGCTTTCTTAGCAGTAGTACTAGTATTCTCTACTTTATCTTTAAGCTCTTGTATAGCATTAGGGTCACCATTTACAGCTCGTATACCTAATGTAACTATCTCTTTAGCAGAACCATAGCCAGCATTAGCAGAATCTACTACTTTTTGCATAACTTCTCTAGGGTCTGTACTATTAATATAAGTCTTAGCTTTCTCTAGTTCTTCTGGAGGCAGTATCTTAGCTAGTTTATCTATATACTCAGTTCTAAACTTCTTTTGGAACTCTGCTAGTGTTTCTGGAGCTTTATTATAAGCATTAACAGTAGCTGTATAGGCTGTATTATACTTATCTTTAAGATAACTTGTAGCTTGATCCATAGTTATATTAGTAGGTATACCTTTTGAATCTAAGAATGCTATACTTTTAGCTTTAGCAGCTTCATAATGTTCTTTACCTTTAGCTTTAAGATTATTTACATCAGACTTAAGACCATCTTCAGAGTTAATGTAGTTCTTAGCTTTCTCTATATTAGCATTAGCACTATTCTTAGCTTTATCTAGCACATCTAGAGCTTTAGGTCCATACTGTTTCTCTACTTCTTCTACTTTAGCTTTAGCTTTAAATAGATTAAGTATAACAGGGTTATCTTTATGTTCATCTACGTACTTACGTAAGCTAGAACTTACTTTAGATAATAGAGATTTAGGTTCTCTAGATTTATTCCACTTCTTAAGCTCTCTTTGTAGTTTACGTTCATACTCTACTGGATCTTTTTTCTTAAGTTCTATATTCTCGTAGTTCTCTTCAAAATCCTTAATGAACTGATTACGCATAGTTTCATATTCTCTAGCAGCAGCTTCTTCTTCTGGAGTATCTCCATATGTTATAGCTACTCCATACTTAGAACTATAAGCATGTGACATATCAGTACCATTCTTAAAAGCATCTCTAGCTCTACCATAGTACTGTTTAAGATTCTCTATATCAGTATTAAGATCTTCTCTTAGGTTAATGTCGTATACTTCATAATCTTCTCTAAGTTGTGAATTAAGATTATATCTCTTAGTTCTAGCTGCTCTATGTAATCTAGATTGTATACCATTAACATTTAAAGTAGCTCCGCCAGTAAGACTATTATAGTCTACTAGTCCTTCTTTAGCTATCATATTAGCATTCATACCAGTAGCATATTTATCTAGTAGCATAGGAGATAGTTTAAGCATCTCTCCAGATCTAGAGAACATTTCATAAGTACCTTTGCTATTACCTCCATTCCTTAGAGAGAATAGAAAAGCATTGAACAGCTCTGCTGCTTCTAGCTGATATTGATCTGGTATAAACTGTAAGAACTTAGTAGTTGTCATGGCTTCTGGAGATATAGAACCATATTCTGTAATATAAGATATAAAAGCTTTATCTAAGTTAGAGAATATCTTATCTTTATTAGCAGTCTCTATGTTTTTACATCTCTCTACCACTTCTTTCTTCATACCTACAGCAGCTCTTCTAGCTACTGCTATCATATCAGTAGCTATATTAGATCTAAGCTGTTTTCTCATATCCTTATTAGTAATAAAAGATTGAGTTTTAACATCAAATGTTAATTCACTATCTTCAGATACTGATTTACCAGTTCTTAATCCATATACTTCATTATGTATCTTAGATAGTAACATAGGTATAACAGTATTGATAGTATTATGTGTTCTACCATCGAATAGAGCTTGACTATCTAACTCTGCTTTATTAATCTTAATATTAGAGAATTTATTTCTAGTATCTAGATCATCTTCTAAAAAGCCCATACCTTTATTAAATAGCTTACCGAATAGACCTTTAGCATTATTAGATCTTAAAGACCTAAGATAGTCTAATGGGTTAGCAGCAGCTGCATTAAGATTACCTTCTACTTTATTACGTATAGACTTAGGCAACATCTTACCAGCTTTACCGTAGAACCAATCTAATAGTAGATCAGAACCTAAAGCGCCAGCTGCTCCAGCTTTAGACATACCTAATGAATCTAGATCTGACATAGTATCAGATAGGCCTACTAAATCTTCTAAAGAACCAGATACATCTTTAGCATTCTCTATATAGTTACGCATCTTTTTATTAATAGCATTAGAGAATGTCTCTAATGGAGATATACGTTTATATAGAGTCTCTGACATACTGTTAAAAGCTTTTTGTTTTAATACAGTACCAGCTAGTTCTGTATTACGCATCTTAACAGCTTCTGGTAGAGAAGTATTCTGTATAATAGCTTCAAACTGTTTAGTAAAAGTTTGGAACTGTTCACGTTGGAACTTAAGTGTCTCCTCTACTCCAGTAGCAGTACGCCATTGTAACTCTAAAGATTTATTATAAAATATCTTATCTTGTTCTTTAGCTGTTACTAATGCTATATATTGTTTCTTTAATAGTTCATTAGCAAGATTCTGTTTAGAACTACCAGCTGCTAAACTAAGGTTAGCTATCTGGGATTCTACACCTGACATAGCATCTTGTATAGAACTTTGGAAATCTTGTAGAGATTCTTTCTGTTCTGTATAGAAAGATTGTGTATCACCTTTTAGTTTATCGCTAAAGTCTTTAAGTATATTCTTTATCTTACCTTCTGGCATCATTTTAGATACGCCAGAGCTTATAGAAGATAATGATTTCTTAACAGGCTCTAACTGCTTCTTAGTCTCTTCTGTTATTTTATCTAATTCGCTCTTAAGTTCATAAGCAGAAGCTTTAGCATCTGTAGATAAAGATTTACTTATAATACCAGAAGCATGTTCACGTAGCTTCTTAGATTTAATATTATCTACAGCAGCATTGTAAGTATCTTTAATAGTATCCTCTATAGGATGCCTATCACCTTTCTTACGTTTCTTACCGTTATCAAGACTACCAGAGTCAGAATCAAAATCTATATCTAGATCGTCGAAGTCAAAATCTTCGAATCCTTCTAAATCGTCATCTTTTGCCATATGACTCTCCTTATTTTTAAACTTAATAGATCTTAAATAAGCCTACTATAGGCTTAAAGATCAGGCAAGCAAAGCCTTTACAGGCTGGATTTTCCTGATTTTTTATATATTAATATTAGGAGGTGTTAATGTGGCTACACCATTAGATAAATTATTTAATGTCGATCTACTTACTATAAAACCAGAACATCTTAAGTTTCTAGGTGAAGTTACTTCTCTAGCTGTTTATGAATCTAACTCTAGAGTATTTGATAAAAATGGATTATTTTCAGAATCTATATTTGGTATAGTAGGTACACAAGAGAGAATGACTAAAGCAGGCTATATAGATCTTAAGATACCTATAATACATCCGTTTGCTTTTAAACAACTATTAGATTTAGATCCTATATACGATAAGATAGCTTCTGGTAAAGTTAAAGCTAGCTTTAATAAAGAAGCTAAAGTATTTCTAGAAGATCCTAAAGGTTCTACAGGATTTGAATTTCTTATGTCTTATCTAGATCAAGTAGAGTTTAGATCTACAGGAGCTAAGTCTAGAGACTTTGCTATAGCTCTTATTAAGAAAGCTCTACAGAAAGAGAATCTAATTAGATATTTCTATGTTATACCAGCTGGTATGAGAGATATAGAGCTAGATGCTAAAGGTAGACCTACACAAGATGAGATCAATACTCTATATGCTAAGATGATAGGTTCTGTAAATACTATACGTAATAACTCTATAAAAGAATCTAACTATAGTCAGTTTGATCCATATAGATATAGAGTACAACTTATAGCTATGGACATATTCTACTATATTAAGAATCTATTAGATGGTAAGAAAGGTTTTATACAATCTAAATGGGCTTCTAGAGGTATAATGGATGGTACTAGAAACGTGCTTACTTCATTACCTACCACTGTAAAAGATCTAAAAGATCCTAATAAAATATCTTTTAACGATACTACAGTAGGTCTGTATCAGTTTGCTAAATCTATATTACCGTTAGCTATACACGAGATTACTAAATACTTTGTAGTAGGTGTAGCTAACCCTCTTAATAACAATGTAAAAGTAATAGATAGTAAAACTATGAAAACTACTTTTAAAACTGCTAATACTAAAGATAAAGACTATTGGACTACTACAGTAGGACTTAATAGTATACTTAATAAGTTAAAGCAGGATGTTATTAAGAATGATTATGCTAAGCTAGGAGAAGATTATATTGCTCTAGTAGAAGATAGGGGTAAAGAAATTTATGTTGTTAAAGATACTAACAACATACCTAATGGAGTAAATGTAAATAAACTAAGACCAATAACATATGGAGAATTGATTTATATATCAGTAGCTAAAGTATCTAAAGATGTTAAGGCTACAGTAACTCGTTATCCAGTTATTAACTTAGGATCGATCTATCCTTCCGGCGTTTATTTAAAAACAACAGCAAATGGAAGATCTGTTAAAGTTTATTTAGATAACGAGACATTAGAGCTACCTGAATATCCTGTACTAGGAGAGAAGTATTTACAAGGTACTTCTGCAGGTTTGAGCCATTTATCTCGTTTGGGAGCTGATAAATTTTTTTAAAGATTAACCGTTATATTGTCATTTACTGTTAATTGCGGGAAACCCTTAAAGCTAATAGATACTACTACTAGCTAGAAATAGACTAGTATACTTACGGAGTAATGTATCCAGTAAGCATAGTAAAAACGCTATTAGATATGTAGGCAACCGGCGCAGCGAAGCTTCTAAGTCTATAGTTATAGATATGAAGTGTGTTCAACGACTATCCTTTAGCCGACTCCCTAAAAATATCGGCATTAGGAGTAGGGCCCGAGTGGGTGAGTGAAAACCTCTTAAATCGAAATGCAGTAACTTATTATATATTATAGTAAGAGATATAGTCTAAACTTACAGGAGACTGTAAGCAACCCGTAATAGGGTTGTATCTATAGTAACGAATTAGATATAATGTAATTGTTCGACGGAGATTGCTCTATAGGCCTTATTTACTATAGAACTATTAATAAAAAGTTCGCATTTTCTGAATCTAACACAAAAGAGGATGAAATGCCAGTTAAAAATAACAAAGTAATGTATACTAATGGGTTAGCCAACTTAAAAGACTTTCCTAGAGGTGAACTTATAGAAACTAAAGGTAATACAGAGTACTATAAAGTTCCAGAAGATATAGAAGTGCTTACAGTATGGAATAATGAATTTAAATGGGTACATCCAGAATCTTATTCTGTACATAAAGATCTTAAGATGCTTAATGTTAAGATCTATAAAGCTGGTACTATACAATGTAGTAATGACCACAGTATAGTAACTCTAGATGATAACTTAAACTATATTAGAACTAATCCTGAATTAGGTATGGTAGTACCTAGACTAATTAATGGATTTGATAGGTTTATAAATAAAGATAAACTTATGGATACTATAGTAGAGAGTGGAGTAAAGTTTAAACTTAACTTTGACTTAGGTTATCTATTCGGAGTTATTATAGGCGATGGTTGGGTTAACCATGGCGTCAGACTTAACGATATTATGTTAGCCACGGTAGAGAATAATATCGTATCTAAAATAGAAGCCATATTAAAATCTTATGGATATAGCGGAAGAGCTTACACACATACTGAGGAACATGAGTTTGACAATGGTATATATAAACACAGTAAAAGTACTTGGAACTTTAAACCAGTAGCTAATCTATTAAGAAAGTATATAGGCCATAAAGCTATAAATAAAGAGCTTCCTGAGTTCTGGTGTAGAACTAGAAAAGGATTTAGATATGGGCTATTAAGCGGCTTAATAGATACAGATGGCACTATAGGTACAAGTAGTCTATATAAATATAAGAAAGTTGCATATAGCACTACTAGTCAAAAGCTAGCGTATGAAATATCTGCTTTAGTATTTAGTTTAGGCATGACTGCTGGTGTTACTATATCAGAAAGAAAAACTGGTACTATAGAATATACTATAAACATTAGAATACCTAGTATGAAAAACCATGCTAAGAAGTTAGAGCTAAATAATATAAAGAAAGCAGAAAGATTAAAAGAGCTAGTAAAAGAACTAGAGACTAAAGAAGAAGCTATATTTGCTCCAGCTCTATCTTTAGATAGATTAAAAGAGCTACATAGCTATCTTAAAAATAAAGAAGACAATTTACAAAGTTTAAGTATACTACGTGTTATACAAAGATATGATACTAGTAAAAGCTTACTTAAACTATCTATGGTATCTATAATAGAATCATATCCAGAGTTCTTCGAACAGAATGACTTCTGGAAGAAATATAAGTCTATGGTACTAGATCCTAATATAGAATGGCTAATGATAAAAGAAGTAACTGAACTTAAAGAGATTACAGAAGCCTATGATATTACATGTCCTCCATATTGTACATTCGTTATGGAGAACGGTATAGTAGTATACGACACGGTATCTTTTAACTCTGTAGTAACTAAAGAATCTGTAAAAGAAATAGATAATCTATTAGCTTCTAAAAGCTTCTATATCACACCAGATGGTAAACTTACTTACAGTGCGGAAACGGATACGCTAAACTATGTACTTAAACATTTAAGTAAATAGTACTCTAATGATAAAGGTGATATTAGACCTATTGTACTCGTATTACTATCCTTATTTAGGTAGATATATCTAGCTATATATGTGTCAAGATGACACAATATCAGTTAGATATTATTTATATAGGAAAGCTTATATAGCTTTTCTATGTTAGCTTATCTAAATAAGGAGGCGTAAGTGTAATGATATGTTTAAAATCATACTGATGTAACTATTTTTTATAAGGATGATAAAATGCAATATTATGACGATGACGATTACGACTACGATGAAGTAGAACGTAATGACTATGAGGAGCCTGATGAGGACTACTACGATGATGTCGATCCATGCTGCTGCGATGATCCTAATTTTCCAAAACCATGGGAAGATTACGAGCCAGATGAAGAGGAAGAAGAGGTAGAAGAACCCAAAACGGCTAGAGACGAATTAGAAGATGCTAGAGTATCTTTAGGACGCATCCTAGGCTATTGTTCTACAGATACTAGAAACACAATAGTAGACGCACTAGAAAGTATAACGGCTGAAATACGTAATCTGCCTGATGACAGTGATGATAACTACTATTAAGTAAAAAATGATGTTGCTATAAGCAGAGTATAGGTATGGCCTTAATATAGTGCCATACCTATACTCGTTATATAGTTAATTTAGAATACTATAAATATATTAAAAAAAAGGATAAAGAAATGAGTAACAAACTAGTTGTTATAGGTGCTGGAGGCGGTGGTACCTCTGTAGTTGGTAAGGCTATTAAAGGTCTTGAAGGTATGGGAGATGGATTTAGTACTATTGAATACCATTTTATAGATACTAGTAAAAATAACTATGATATGATAGATCCTATAGGAGACTTTTATAAAGTAGAGAAATTAGCTAGTAATGATAAGAACATTATAAATGGCGCTGGTGGAGCTAGAAGCATAGAGATGATTAAAGAGATCAATGCTAACGTTCCTATCTTCCTAGATAAAATTAAACTTACTAAGAAAGAAACTAACACATTTGTATGTTTAGTATTTAGTGCTAGTGGTGGCTCTGGTAGTAACATCGGTATACTATTAGCAGAGTACTTAATGGATAAGAATATTCCTACATTTGCTCTAGTTATAGGCGATTCAGGAGATGCTCTTAAACTTAGAAATACTCAAGCTGTATTAGCAACATTGAATAAGAAAGCTACTGATAAAGGTAAATGTCTTATTACATACTATGTTAATAATGCAGAGATGGATGCTTCACAAACTAAAGGTGAATCTATAGCTAATGATAGGTTTAAGAATGTAATGGGCATCATGTCACTATTCCTATCTGGAGAAAATGAATCTCTAGACTCTACAGATATGGCTAACTTTATTAACCAGCAAGATTATAAAGGTATTAAAACACCAGCTGGTTTATATAGTCTATCTGTACACACTGGTAATGGTGAAATCAAACTACCTAACTATTGTATACCTACAGTAGCTAGAACATTAACAGCACCTGGTAAAGATGTTGAGTTTGGTCTTAATGTATTACACCATAAGATAGGTACTGTAGTATCTGAAAATGCTTTAGCTCTATTTGGAGAGAAATCATTTCCATTGCATATAGTAGCATCTTCTGGTTTACTTAAAGAAGAGATAAGTAAACTATCAGAGCTTAATAGTGCATCTGCTAAACTACAAGATGAACTTAAAGCTACTATGATAGAAGCTCCAACTCATGCTGCTGAGGATGATGAAACAGGAATGTTCCTATAATAACTAGAGAGATACCACTATGGTATCTCTCTAGGTTTATATTATTTTAGAGTTAGAAATAAGTTGAATATTGCTTATAGAAAGGTTAATAAGTATATGTTAACTAATGAAACAAAGGATAGGTATGGCTTATTCATACCAGATGAAGTAGTAACTGTTCTTAATAGAAAGAATAAGCTTACTAAATCAGGTTATGTAGAGATTAACCTAGTAACACTATATATAATCGTACAAGAGATACTAGTAAACTTTGGATTTAATATAGAGTCTAAATATGATAAAGCTGACTATAACATATCACAAGCTGATATAGATAGGATAGCTACTGTATTGATCTATAGTAACGATATAGTACATCTTACATTAAGTCAATTTCTGTTAGGTTGTAAGTCTAAAAGAGTTAATCTTAATATAGATACTAAAGTTAGTTTAAATAAGTATTATAAAGATTATATTATAACTGTTAGTAGGAGTGAAATATGAACAAGAGGTTTAGTAATCCACTAGCTCTAGATGAGGTTAATAGATTTCGTATAGCTAAAAAACATATTAAGTTTGTAGCAGAGATACCTATAGATGTTAGGTTAACTAAGATAGAGTCAGTACTTAGAGCAGCTAGAGCTTCTAGACAAGAGTTTGATAGAATAGAAGGTAACTTATCTCCTATCATCTGTAGCTGCTTTATGCTTATGGAATATATTAGAAGTAGAGTAGCTGAAGAGTCTAATAGGTTCTTCTTAGAGCTCTATAGGAGATCTAGTTTTAATAAGAATGGCTGGTGTTTCTATCAGGTAGATAGAAATAAATCTATAGAAGAGCACTTAGAAGATAAATATCTAGATATATTAGATCCTAGCAGTAAGAGTTTAGTATTAAGATTACTAGATGACTATTGGGATAACTATATAGTACCTATATTACCATATATAGAAAATAACTTAATAGTATTCTCTATTAAAGATTTTGAGATCTATATATACACATTAGGAGAAATAGCTTCTTATAGGTATAAAGAGTCTTATCTAGATATATTACATATACCAGAGTTTTCTAATATACAGAATGGTATATGCTATATAGATTTCTAACTAGAGAGGATATAGAATTATGAATCATAAAGATGAAATAATAGAGTATCTAAACGATATGACTAATCTATTAAGAACTGATGAAGAGCTTATGGGTACTCTAATGGAACTTGGTATAGCTCCAGATGAAGCTAGAATATCTTCTAAGATCATAGCAGTTGATAGTAAACTAGGTGATGTTAGAGTGGATATATTAGTAAAAGATATGATATGTCCTAAAGGTCTACCTATGATACCTAAAGAAGGCTTAGATGCTATAGGAGAAGTTATAGGTAGGTATATAGATTACAGGTTTACTTATAACTTTGGAACTGAATATACACCTGGTATACTTAGTAGAGCTATACTAAGAGAAGTATCTGAATATAGAAATCTTATAGAAGATAAGCATAGTATAAGATACTGGAGAGAGTATATAGAGAACTATAGAGATAATATACTAGAGCCAATAGTAAGCTATCTAATAAGAAACTATATAGGTCCTTCTGATAAACGTGCTACTATAGAGTTCTATAAAGCTGACTTTAAGCTATATGGTAGTTTAGTATTAAGATATTTAGTAAAGGTTAATTAAAGCTATGGAGACTAAAGTATTAGATCTAACTAAATATAGACCAGCTATAATTAATAAGTTAATCTACGGTAGTGATCTAGAGTTATATCTAATAGAACACTATAGTACTAATAAACTTAAACAAGCTAGTCTATATAACGAGTTAGTAGTAAGAGGTTTAGACTTTCTAATCGGTATAGGTTCTAAGAAAGATCCTATACAGCTATTTGAACTTATTAAAGAAGATGATTTTAATAATAAGTTTATTACATTAACAGACTGGTTAGAACATCAGGTTAATCTAGTATTTGATATAGATTATAAAGAAGTTAATGTAACTAGATTAGATAGTAGTAATGATAAGTTAGTATTAGAGCTAACTAAGGAGTAGAATATGAGAGTAGGTAGCTTACTACCATCTGATATACTATCGGTTAAAGTTAAAGAGCTTATAGATAGAGGAGTTAAGATAGGTCTACATCACGTAGACCTATCTAATTTTTATCGATGGTACGTAGATAGTTTTGAATCTAAATATAATAGTATGCATAAACAGTATGACTATAGCTTATTTAGATTTATAGTAGATTACCTTATAACTAACTATAGTTATAAGAATCTAATGGAGTATACAGATACTAGTTATAGTGGTAACTATTTCTTTCCTATACAAATCGATATACAGAACATATCTAGCTATATAAGAGCTAATGAAATACCATTTAACTCTGATCTTATATTAGAAGATGAATTAGATCAACTCTATGTAAGTGGAGTATTTGAAGAGATGTCTAATTACTTACTTAGGTTATTAGGTATGTATAATATAAAATATAACGATGAAGAGTTTATGACTGGTAGTAATATTAAGACTGGTATAGGTTGTGGTTATTTACCAGTAAAGTGGGTATGGGGTACTGATATAATAAGTGTATCAGTAGCTTGTCTTACTATGGACGATCTACTTAGTATAGATAGTCCAGATGGTACTTTAGAACAATCTATAATGGTATGTTTTGATCAGGAGGTAGTAAATGGTACAGAGTACTGATCTTATAAGATTACCTGTAATAGGTAAACTAAGTATGCTTATAGAAGCATTAGAGCCTACTAGTAATAGAGCTAGTATATATAGTATACTAGAAGATATAGTAGAGCTATCAGCAAGGTTTATACAAGGTGATCTAGAGTATAACTATATTAATAGTAAGATAGCAGAGATTGGTAAACATGTCTATATGAATACTAATGGATTAGAGCTAGAAGCTATAAGTATTCTTTTGCGTGAACTTATAGAAGAGTATGGTAGTATGATACTAACCTATCATATACCAGTACAGAATATTTCACTGGTTAATTATGATACTCTTAATATGAATATCGCAAATAGAGAGGCTATAGAAGATGGTACAGTTACACAAGAGATATGATTTTGTAACACTAGCTCCAACTGAACTAGGTGGTAGCTATAGAAGTATGAAAGTACTAGGTATATTAACAGCAGATAGAGCTATGACATATAGAGATATACATACTCTACATGAGAAAGTTAAGAGATACCTTAAACAAGATTACGCTATAGAAGATCTTACTTATATACTATTTGAAGCTGTTAATAAGAACACTGTATTGATACCATTAGAGTATATAGATATGGATAGCTTACAAGAAGTTGAACAACTTAAGCTAATGATAGAAATACCTAATGCTAATACAGAAGATATTAACATAGTAGCAGCTAAGTTAACAGAGTTAGGCTACTACGGTTGTAAAATAGAATATAAAAAAATATAGTTATATATTAGTATGATAAAATCCAATTTAGATTAGATTTTTGATATGGAGAACGTAGTAACTAGAACCTTATGGTTCTAGTTACTATTATTATTATTTTTTAAGATTTAGTAGACGTTAAAGAACAGAATAGAAGGTAATACGTTATGGTAGATAAATTAGTATTTAAGAAACAGACTGAAGAATATTTAAATAGGTTAGATCCACAGTCTGAATATATAAAACAAGCAAGCATATTTATTAGTAAATCTAAAGGCATACCAGTAGAAGAAGCTAGAAAGAAAGTAATAGCTGTACTTAAATCATATCCTATTAAAAATCCTATAGTTAAGTTTAACCATAGATCTGAGAATGGAGATATGTTTATAGATACAGAACCATTACTTAGTTATATAAAATCTGTACAAGATGAACATAATGTACTAGTACCATCATTTACAGCTTATGTACATCCTAGTATTAAGAAATCTTTACACGCAGAGTTTATTAGTGTTAATATTAAAGCTAGAAAAGAAGATAAAAAGAAGCTATTCTATTATACACAAACTGGTGATAAAGACAAAGCTATGTATTACGATAATATGCAAAAGACTAGAAAGATATTTAATAACTCTCTATCTGGAGCATATGCTAGTAAGAGTACTATACTATATAATCCATCAGCACACTATACATTAACATCAGTAACTAGATGTGTTAGCTCTATAGGTAATGCAGTAACTGAATCTATTATATCTGGTAATAAGATATTTAGAGATCCAGATAGCGTATTGAACTATATAAGTAGTGTACTAGCTAATGCTGATCTAGAAGGATTACAGAAAGTAATAGATAAATATGGTATAGTATATCCAGAAGTATCTGATGTTATGCTTATGGTTAAAGAGAGTACTGAAAACTTTTGGAATATACCAGCTAAATTAGATTACATTAGAGAATACTTAGGTAAGTTAAGTAAACTAGAACTAGCAGCAGTACTCTATACGAATGATTTACTTAACTTTAGAAGATTGAATAAAGATATTATGGTTAAACTTATAGCTAGACTTAGTTCTACTAAGACTGGTTATACTACACCAGAGACTGAACTAGAAGATATAGAGAACGTACAAGAAGGTGTACAATCTCATGTACATAACATATGTCAAGATGCTATCAAAGGTAAAGTTATAGAGTATGATAAGATGGTAGGTAGTGAACTATTAGATCTACTAGCTTCTACTGCTAAATACGTAGCAGAAGGTCTTACAGAGTATAAAGATCTAATACAAGCTTTACTTATTACTAAAGTAGGTCCTATCAACATAGCTTATATAAAAGAGCTTATGAGAAAGTGTATAGTGTTATCAGATACAGATAGTACTTGTGCTACCTATGACGATTGGACACGTTGGTATAAAGAGAATTGTAATGGAGAAGATAGAGATCCTATAGGCGTAGCATCTACAATGATGACAATAGCTACCCAGACTATGGACCACTATATTAAAACACTATCTGGTAATATGAACTTAGATAAGAGTAAGTTTGAAACACTGAAGATGAAAAATGAGTTCATGTGGAATAGTTTCGTAACTATGAATGCTAGTAAGCACTATTTTGCAGATGTTTCTATAAAAGAAGGTAACGTACTTAGAGAACCTAAAGCTGAAATAAAAGGTGTACACTTATTAGCTTCTAGCATATCTGCAGAGTATAGAAATGCTGGACATGGTATGATGGACGAGATACGTGCTACATTAAGAGAACATAAGAAATTAGATCTATATAGTTATGTAAAAAGAGTAGCTGATATAGAAAGAGAGATTATAGCTAAGATTAAAACTGGTAGTACTGAAGTACTTGGTACTGATAAGATAAAAGATCCTACATCTTATAAAGATGCTCCTGAGAAATCTCCTTATATACATCACTTACTATGGAAAGAGGTATTTGCAGATAAATATGGTTATCCTGGTGAACCTACTTACAATGTAGTTAAAGTACCTACTAATTTAGATACAGAAGCTAGAATGAATAGTTACTTAGAGTCTTTAAAAGATCAAGAGTTAGCTAATAGGTTTAGAGTATTTCTTAAGAAGTATGGTAAAAAGAATATAGGTACATTTAGACCACCTATGAGTCTTATAGAAGGCAAAGGTCTACCAGATGAACTCTTTAACTGTGTTAACTATAAACGTATAGTAAAAGATAACTGCGGTATGATGTATGTCGTATTAGAAGCACTAGGATTCTATAAATCTTCAGATGTGTTAATTTCAGAGTTAGGATATTAGAGATATGGATAGTTTAAATACAAATTATAAAATGGTAGGTATGGGTCAAGTAGTTAAAGATAAACTTGAAGATGGTTATAGTATAGAAGTAACTATGGTAGAGTCTATGCCTACCTTAGAAGGTGACTATAACGAAAAAGAGAAGAAATCTCTTAATAATGTAAATATGTCTGGTAAGACTACATCTTTACAAGTAGAGAAAGGTAAATCTGTAACTGCTAAGTGGCTGAATCTATATAACTCTAATAGAATCACAGCGCCAGATGTTACTATAGGAGAGATGGTACATCTATTCCAATATGCTGGTAATGATGAATACTATTGGGCTTCTATAAGTACTAATATACGTAAGAGAGAGAAAGTTATATATGGATTCTCTAATAAGGATGATGCTAAGCCTAATCAACCTTCTGGAGAAGAACAATACTATATGCTAGTAGATACTAGAAATAAAGAGGTAGTATTTCATACTGCTAATAACGATGGCGAAGCTAGCTGGTATGATCTTATATTTAATACAGCAGATGGTATAGTAACACTAGTAGATCAGCAAGGTAACTATACAGAACTTAAATCTGTAGATGGTATACTTAATATAAGAATCAATAACGATATAGTTATAAGCCATGATAGAGATCTTACTATAACTACAGGGCAGAACTATACGCATAAGATAGGTTCTAATAGAACTGTAGAGATAGGAGCTGAAGATAAAGAGACTATAGGTGGTAATCAAACTGGTAATGTATCTGGTAATAAAACTACACAAGTAGGTGGAGCTTATAACCTATCAGCATCTGGTACATCTACTTGTAAATCTGGTGGTACTATGACTATGAATGCTCCTCTTATCAAGTTGAACTAAGAGGTAATAGAGATATGGAATCTACTATAACATCAACTGGTAGAATAACTAATCAATCTGGTTTATACCATGCTATAAATCCATGGGAAACTCATTACTTTAAACATACTATAGAACATAGTGAAACTAAGTTATTTAAAGAGACTATAGAGTGGAGTCTATCTGGTAATATACCTAATGAACTTAAGATAGATAATAATGGTGTAATAACTGGTAAAGTACTTACGTTTAACTTTCAAGATGCTACTAAAGACAATATATATCCTAAAGAGAAGATAAAGCTAGATGGTAGTAATTGGCAATCTATAGGTAGGTTTAGAGATGCTACATATGATTTTCAGTTTACAGTAACACATAAGTATCGTACTTGGGAGGTAGAATCTTTAGTAGATAAAGATGGTAATGAACTACCTACATTAGCTGCGTTAAAACCACTATACTTAGAGGCTACATTTGAACAATATAAGACACAATTAGAAACTCTATTAGAAGTAGAAGGTACTGTAGCTAAGTTTAAAGAGGAGTCTGTAAGTAGTGACGTAGATATATTAGTTATTAGAAATAATAACATAGATACACAGTTGTTTCTAGAAGCATACCTACTAAGTAATTTTACTATAGTAGGAGATGAAATAGTAAAACATAGTATCTATAGGAATGGTAAGAAGTATACTTATGATACACTAGAAGAACTAAAGAAGGAGTTTGAATAGCTATGCCACCAGTAGTAAGATTAACAGATATAGCATCAGGACATGGTAGCTTTCCACCTACTAATGTAATAGAAGCTAGTAGTGATACTATATGTAATGGGTTAGGAGTTCATAGGTTAGGAGATGCTATACAACCACATGCTTCACCATCTCCATCTCCTGTACATAGTAGAGCATCTGCAGTAGCATCTACAGATGTAACTTGTAATGGTAGAGGAGTAGTTAGAATAGGAGATGCTGTTAATTGTGGCGGTATATTAGTAACAGGAAGTGGGAATGTAATATGCGACTAGATAAACCTAAAACAGATAATAGAATACTGAATAATGTTAATAAAGAAGTAAGTGCTATTATAACTACTAAACGTTATGAAGTACCTGCTATAGCACAGTCTAAAGAAGATAAGTTAAATATGCTACTAGATAGTATAGATAGTGTTAGAACTAATGAAGATGGTTCTGTCTATATAAAGTTTAAAGAGCATGTAGTTATAGAGACTAAAGGTAGTCTTATAAGATTTAGTACAGAAGGTGATATTATAGATAGTGCTAAGATGATACATTTAAACCCTAAGATAGACACTAGCTTAGGTAGAGAAGCATTAGCTACTATAGCTAATATAACTAATGAAATAGTAAAATAAAACTAGACTACAGATCGATACTAGTAAAGTATCTATCTGTAGATTATATTTAGTTAGTATAGAAATGAATATAATACAGTTAGATATTATTAATATAGAGAGTACGTAGAAGCTAAACGCTTCTACGTACTCTTTTATTTTAGCTAGTATATTCAGAGTATACTAGCAGAAAGGAGGTTATCATGTCTAGACATGATAGGTTCTTTAATCTACTATCAGACATCGGATATTATCTCGGCATAGTACCTGATGCTACTTTGAGAGAGATTAATAGAATCGTAGAGATCTACCGTAAAGTAGATCTGTATAGTGGAAACTTTGACTATCTAGACAGGTATTATAAGTTTATGATACCTCAACTAGAGTTGTATTTGAAACAATTAAAGTCTCAAGTACAACTGGCAGCTTAGTTTTAGCTAATCGGCTATAGATCCTATGTAGGATCTATAGTCCCTAATATATCTTTATTTTTTTTCTTTATAAGCTAATCAATCGCTGATTTATAATATACCTAAGGAAGTTCAATATGAAATATACAGTCCCCCCTATTAACACTAGAGGAGTATTCATATTTCATGCTCCATATGCTGATGATCCAGATATAAATAAAAAAGAGTATGAAGTAGTAGAGATACGTAAGATTAAATCATTTCACGATGATGGTTTAGATCCTCTTAATAACATCTATATTAAACATGGTTTAACTAAAGATGACTTTATAGAGGATCTAGAAGGTGATGTACCTATCATTACACTAGCTGTAGACGGTCAACAGTTTCTATATGTACCTGCAGATAGAATTAAAGAGATGCCTGCCATTATAGGCTATACAGCTACAGAGAGACTTATTACATTAAGTTTAGGTCTAGTACCTGATAACATTAACTTGGATACTCTATATGAGAATATAGCTACTATGGTACATGATACTATAAGTATTAAACCAGATATGACAGAACAACCTGGTGGCCCTACAGTACTTATATCGGATACTGACTATAATAACTATAAGAAGATGATGGCTAATCAAGCTAGATCTTATAATAAATCTTGGAGAGTACTATACGAAGAACAATCTGTAAGATATAGAACACTAGAGATCAAACTAGAACAAGTAGAGAAGATATTACAAAGGTTTATGTCTGCTAACCAAAAGCCTAAGCAGTAACTAAATATAGATAGAGTAGAGTACATATAGTACTCTACTCTATCTTAGTTATATTAACCCATCATACCTATCATAGTAGAAGTATATTGGGACATCTTTCTACTATCATTAAGTACAGATACCTTACCCCATACCTTTAACTGTTCTGCATATAGCTCTCCAGCATCTGAATAGCTATCTACTATCTCTTTAAAAGATGGTATCTCATGTCCTGCATAGATATGGCCTATATCTAATTGTATTCTTAGTTTATTATAAACATATCTTTTAACACCTAGTGTTATTAGTTTAGACACTTGTGTATAATAACCTGGTTGTATATTCTCTAAGTTAGCATTATTAGCTAAATTAACTTTAAGTATACCATAAGTTATGAATGGCGGATAGGCCTCTACTAGTACTTTATTCTCTCCTACTAGCTCTAATCTAGCGGTTTGTACTATATTAGCAGGTTGCATAGTACCTAATAGTCTCATACCGTCTGCTACTACTGGAGATACACACTGTTGCATCATAGCATCTCCAGATACACCATTTCCATTATAATCACCTAGTACTAATGACAGTACAGAGACTATAGATTTATTATTAGTTATAGTCTTAGGTACGTCTATAATAAACGAACCTAACTGTTCGTTATAAGAGTAATCTGATACAGCTACTAAGTTACATTGTCCTACTGATAAGTAAGCTAACTCACCACCTAGAGCATTCATATCTGTCATGACTATAGGTCTTATACACTCTATAAGCATTCTCTCTTCTATAGATAATGGCGCTGTACCTCTCTTTTGTGGAAAAGCTAGCTCTAGTATCTCTATAGGTATCTCCATTCTTATCATATTGTTAAACGTATATTGTAATGCGTTCATGATTTAGTCCTTCCTAAGTTTCTTTTTATTACCTCGTGTGGATCATAAGCTTCTAGACCTTCTAGCTTTTCATCATCGTTATCTAATAGTATATTGATCTTATCTCTAATAGAGCTACTAGGAGAAGGTTCGTTTATAGTCTTATTAGATACTGTAGTATCTGTAATAACTACAGAGTTACCATTCTCATCTGTTATCTTAGTTTTACCATAGCTTACAGTAGGATCATCTTCCATACTAGGTTGTTGTACTTGTTCTACTGTAGTAACCTCTTGATACATATAAGCAGGGTCATTCGGATCTACCCTAAGCTTCTCTTTAAGAGAATCTGATATAGTCTCAGCTACTATAGTAGTGGATTCAGCAGGCATAGCATTTATATTAGTATGTAGCTTCTTAGATAGAAACTTACCTCCTACTTTCTGAAACATCCTAGTAAATACTGGCTCTAATCTTTCTAGCATAGTAGCTATGCGTGGTGATAACCAGTTAAACTTAAGTAAAGCTTTCTTAAGTATAAAGAATAGATATGGAGTTAAGAAGATTACTATTATAAATAGTATCTGAAATATAAACTCTCCCCATATAGAATCATTAGGAGTACTATTATAGTTATTATAATTATTATAGCCTACATTAGATTGGTAGTTATAACCACTGTTATAACTTGTAGTAGGATCATAGTTATTCATATTAGGATTCATACTAGGATTGGGTACTACTTGTTGCGTAGTACCCATAGTATTATCCATTGGAGCTTGAACAGGTCCTTTATAATTTACAGTTGGATCATCGTTAGTTGGATCATATGTAGAGTATTCCATATACACCTTCCTTGTTATTTACATAGTTACCATAAGAGAGCTTTATGGTGTATCATTTCAGTATCATAGTCTTTAAGATACATATCAAATTTATCTATAGACTCTAAGTTAATATCATCTGTAGCTTTTACATCTACTGCTGATTTAAAACCAGTTAGTGCTTCAACCTCTTCGTTAAAGAAGCTTATAATATCTAAATTCCTTTGGTTTATATTAGGTATACTACCAGTATCTAAAGAAGGTATATAGACTACTACTTGACTATCTTGACCTACACGCCATGCTCTCGATATGGCTTGTTCAAATACATACATTCTAAATGGTAGATCTATAGCTAGTATTACATTAGCATTAGTTAATGGTACTCCAGTAGATAGAGATTTATAAGTAGTTACTAATGGATTACAAGTTTTATCTTCTGTAAATCTCTTAACTTCTTTATTAAGTAGATGTGTAGTAGAACCATATACTGTAGCTATATTAAGTTTTAAGTTAGATAACTGTTTTACTACAGTATCACATACTTCTACATAGTTACTAAATATAATAGTATCTTTTAATGTACTATCTAGTATCTTAGTATAGTCTAAACTAGCGGCTATATCTTTATGGCAATTTATTCTAGCACGCATTACTACTAAACCTAAACATTCTCCTTGTACTTTAAGTAACGGATACTTAATAAGTGTTTTTATATCTACCCATTGTTTAGCTAACTCATTAGGTAGATAGTTCTTAATAGCATTCTCTATCTTATTAGCTAACTCCATCTCTTTAGGTATAAACCCTAACTGTTTCTTCTTATAAGCAGCTTGTATAGTTGCTACTAGATCTCTATATTGTTTTATAGTATAGCTAGTCTTCTTTTCAAAACCATTCTCTACTGCTAACTTAAGACATAGTTCATATGTTTCTAAATACTTAGGCATATTAGCTTCTATCTCTGCTATTCTATTATATATAAATGTTTTCATTTCGTTACGTATGTAAGGTAATGTATAAACATCAGAGTTCTTAAGTTTAACAGGTAAGTATATCTTATTAACTGGTTCTAGCTCAGTTTCTTTCTTCTCTATAACGTAAGTCATATCGTTATAACGACCTGGTAGTATAGATCTAAAGAACTTATTAGGATTAGAATAGATCTTATAGAGTTTAGTAAAGTTATCATCTGTTAGTTTACCATCTACTAGTTTAGCTATATTAATAATCTCTGTAGAATATGATTTAATAGGAGTACCAGATAGTAAAAATAGATTCTTAGTAAAAGATCTAGCTATTATATCTTGTAGTAATATAGTACGCTTAGATTTAGGATCTGCAAAGTTATGAGATTCATCTACTATAACAGTAAGTCTAGTACCAGCTATCTTAGGTAGTATAGAGTATAAAGATTCTAATGCTTCATAGTGACATAGTATAAACTTTTCATCTGTATAAGCTATAGGACCTTTAGAGCTCCATATAGTATTCTTAGAGCTATCTTTATAAAGCTCTTCTTTTATAGACTTAACCCAAACTTTCTCTAGTACTGGTAGTGGGCATATTACTAATACTTTATCAGCTTCTAGCATTTCGCTAAATGTTAATGATATATAGGTATTATGTGTTACTATATAGTTCTCTATTACAAATAGCTCTTTAGGATCTTCCACTTTTATACAAGTAGCTAAACCATCGTAGAGTTTATCTATAGACTCTATACGTACTAAGTTATACTCTTCTATAGGAGCAGATAGATTTTCAACTCCATTAGTTACTCTAGTTATAATAGCATCAGTAACATTTAGTTTTATAACTAACCTATACTTTCTTATTATAGATTTATCTTTAATATCTTCTAATCTAATATCAGGTTCTTTAGTATAGCATAAACCACCTAAAGACCATACTAGCTTACATACTGAATTAACTAACCTTTTATTATCTAGATACATTACAGTATCACCCCACTGGTTAACATAACCAGTTATATCCATCATACCACGTAGTAGCTCTAGTTTCTGATTCTCAGAAGCATCTAGATAGATTTCTGGTATATAGAGTTCATCATTAACTGTATTAAGTAACTTAAACTGTTTAAGTACTGGTAAGTAACTAGTAGTTTCACTATTAGCTACTATTCTAGTAGAGTCTATAGTATCTAGTTTGATACCAGATGGTAACTTACTAACTAAGTTAGCTCTAACACCTTTATCTTTAGTATTTATAATAAGAGCATTAGTTATATTACCAGTAGCTAATAGCGTACCTAGTACATATGGATTTACAGGTAATGTTATATCAGTATGTCTAGAAGATACACCTGGTATGTAGATACCATATTTATTTCTATAGTTAGTAGTAAACTGTGTATCTAATAGCTCTTTTATTTCTAATGTAGTTAGAGTAGATAGATCTTTCTTATCTTTATCTTTATTATAGCTATAGATAGTCCATAAGTGTTCTCCATCACAGTCTATAGTTCTACCATCTTGAAATGTAACTCTATAGAGCATTCTATTGCCTTGTGGATATACTCCAATTACTTTAGTATAGTTACTATCTACACCTAGTACTCTATCTCCTACTTTAAGGTTCTCTATAGGTACCCAACCTATAGAAGATTTTACTAATGTACCATTAGCTAGTGCTTTACCAGTACCAGCTGCAGCTCCTACTAATAGTCCTCTATTACCAGTATCTTTCTTATAGGATTCATAGTGGTTAAATAGTTCTGATTGGTAATCAAAAGGTTTAAACTTCATCTTCTCTATATTCTTAAAGTTTAACTTATTATCAGGATCTAATATCTTATCTTCTGTCATGTCTAATAGTTTATCTAAGACTTCTTTTATCTTCTTAACATTAACATAATAATTAGGTCTTTTAATAAGATCTTGTAATATAGAGATTACTTCATATTTAAAACATCCGTAGAACTTAGACTCTGTAAGTCCTAGTGAATGAAATATCATCTTTAGATTATCATTACCGTATCTATTAGTAACTTCTTTTAAACCTAACATACCTACAAGAGTATATTCATCTTTTATAGTATCGTATTTTACGTCTGTATTGAATAAACCATCGAAAAATCCCATAGGCTGTCCTTTCTATATAGTATAGTATCGTATTGATCAAAAATCCCGAGATAGTAAGGTTTTCCTTATAAATGCTGGGCATAACTGAAATTTTGACCTAAGGAGTAAATATGGCTAAATTTAACAATATTTACGAAGTAGTTGGGTTAACTAAACTAATAGATTTTATAGAACCTCCAGTGGTTAAGTCTGATAGTTTAATAATACCAGATGAAACTATATTCTATTACTTTAAACCTACAGATGCTTTAGAGTCTGTAAGTAGATCTATACCTTACTTTAGTAATCTTAATAAGGTTAATGTAGTAACACCTACTAACTTTGGATCTATAACAGAAGGTAGCTTTAAACTTAATAATGATCCTAAAGAGACTATATCTATACTACAGAAAGAAGAGAAGAAGTTTAAGTTCTTACCTCCTAATGTAATAGAGAATAAAGGTAATAACATAATCTATAACTATGGATGTTTAAATTATTTATATAGTTATACTAATAGTCCTAGTATAAATCTTAATAAGTATAACAACGTAGCTAATAGGATGCTAGATGATCTTAAATCACTATCTAGTTATAATAGAATTATACTATTCGATATACCTAAGAACTTACCTAGTATGTCAGAACTAGATAGCTTTAGTAAGAAACTATCTAATGTAGCTATAAGTAAGTTAGACTATAAGTATTTTAACTTAATAGAACTATGGAAATGGTTAACACCAGAGACTAAATCTACTAGTTTATTTAATAGGATAGCTAATAGTAAATTAGGTTTAACTAACTTATTAGTAAGCTTTGAAAATAAATCTATGTTAATAAATCTAGATTATCTATATACTATAGTAGAAGAGTATAGTAGTAATAAATACTCTGTTAATACAGAGAGTTTAGATAACTTTCTAAAAGCATTAGGTTATAACGATATTAACTTAGAAACTAGTTCTTATGTTAGCGAAAAAGCTAAAGCTGAAACTATAAGATACTTACTATATATTACACTAAGTAAGTTCTTAACTAGTACTCCATCAGTACTATCTAAAGTAGATAAGAGTATTAATAAAGATATAGCTATGAAAAAGCTAGTAAGAACTGCTAAGTCTATAGCTAAGAAAGATAAACTATCTGTTAATGATGTACTTAAAGAGTATGAAGATGAAAATAGATCTGATCTAATAGATCTAGATTTAGATACGTTTATACCAGAGATAGGAGATTTTGATCTAACTGAAATAGATAAAAGAGATGCTGAGATAGCTAAAGCTACTAATAGAGTATTTGAATCTATAGAAGAACTTAAGAAGTATAACTATAGAGATGAACTAGCTGGTAAAACACTAAAAGAGCTAGACTATCTATTAGAGACTAAAGCTATTAGTAAAGCTACCTATAAGAGCTATCTGGATAGCTTTAATAAACAGAATGATCTTAAGAATCCTTTTATAGTAGGTAAAGATGGCGGTACTGTAGCAGAGATGCTAGATAGAGAGTTTGATAACTTTACTATAAACGATACTGAAGCTACTATAGCTTCTAATGTACTTATATTCGACGAAGCTATCAATAAGAATATAGCAGCTACTGCTAAGAAACAATACCTAAGAGAACAATATAGAAAAGATATAACTAGAACTGTATATAGCCTACAGAATCTTAATAATGTTATATTAAGCTATACTGTAAATGATGTATCTGATATAACAGGTGATATAGAAGAACATGTAGTAGAGATTATGAATATAACAGGTAAGAAAACTACATTGAAATTTGATATACCTTATATAAACGAAGATGGTACATTTCGTATAAATAATTCGACGTATCTCCTTAGGAGCCAGCGCGTTGATACTTTTTTGCGTAAAATAGACCCTACTACAGTAGTACTTAGTTCTTACTATGGTAAACTGTTTGTAGGTAAAGCTTTTAATGCTTTTGATGCTAATGTAGGTAAATGGTTCTATAAGAAACTAAGAGCTAAAGAGGATCCTAAGAATAAAGCTTATGATGCTAAATGTAATAACGTAGTTTCATTAGGTATAGAGATACCAGATGCTAAACTACCTACTCTATATGCGCAGATAGCCTCTATGGTAAAATCTTTCGATTATGGAGAGTATAGCTTTAACTTTAACTACGATAATAGAGCTACATTCCTACCAGGTTATACTACAGATGATGTAGTTAAACTAGAAGCTGGTACTGTAGTTATAGTAGGTACTTATAAAGATAACTTCTTAGCTATGGACTTTATGAACACACTATATGAAATAAAGAATGGTAAACTAAATGAATTAGGTAATCTATTCGATATTATTAATATAGATAGTGACGAAATGCCTATAGAGTTCGTAAGAGTAGCTCTACTTAAAGAAGCTATACCTATAGGATTACTACTAAGCTACTACTTAGGATTAGAAAACCTAATGAAGCTACTTAAAGTAAAATACTCTATAAGTAAAACTAGAGTTAAACTAGAGAAAGATCAATATAGCTTTAAGTTTAAAGATGTTAACTTAATCATAACTAGGGACTATGGTATAGGGGATCTTATACTAGCCGGATTTAGTACTATAGGTAAACTTATTAAAGATTTTAATATAAACGAATTTAACTCTAGAGTTAGTTTTACTAACATATGGCATAGGTACTTTACTATCTATAGTAACTTAAGTAGTTCTGTAAAGTATGTAAATGAAATTAACATATTAGAATCTATGTTTATAGACCCTATGACTATGAATGTTATTAAACAGACTAAAGGTCCAGAGAGTTTTACAGGATTATTAATAGAAGCTACTGAGATGCTTTTAGATAATAACTTTAAGCACCCTAACTCTGTTACTGACATGATGTTTAAAGGTTATGAACGTATAGCTGGTATAATCTATAAGACATTAGTATATGCTTATAAAGACTATGAGAATGCTAGTATGTTTAGCAGAGCTAATATAGTACTAGATAAATATGCTATACTACAGAAGATAATGGGAGATAATAGTAAAGTAGCTGTAGATGATCTTAATCCATTAGCTTTTATTAAACAGAAAGAAGATACTACATACTTAGGAGATGGTGGTAGAGGAAAAGAAGGTATGGTTAAACGTACTAGAGAGTTCAATACTACAGAAGTAGGTATAGTATCAGAAGCTACTAAAGATAGTGGTTCTGTAGGTATAACAGCCTATATGACAGCTAATCCTAATATAAGTACTATCAATGGTCTGTTAGACACTAGCAAAGAGAGTAACGAGTTGAAATGGGAGAATATGCTAAGTACATCTAGTATGTTAACACCATTCGGTATAACAGATGATGCTAAGAGGCTTGAGTATAGTTGGGTCTCTATAAACCTTTCTAATTGCTGGAACGCTTTAAAATGCCAATCAGCAGCGAAGCTTAGTAACAACTAAGAACGTTCACAGACTAGTAAGACTATAGTCAGAATACTATAGCGTACCGTAAGGGAAATGGAAGGATCCTATAGAAGTATAGGATAAGATATAGTCGAGTATTATACGAAAGTATTTGCAACTTTAGCTCTATCATGAGCTCTCACATTGTAGCTACGAATAACATGACAGCTTCTAGAGTACTAACTGGTTATGAAACCATAGTACCTATAAAAGCAGGTCCTAAGTTTGTAGTAACTGCAGAAGAAGATGGTACTGTAGATAAAGTAACTTCTAACAATATTACTGTTACTTATAAGTCTGGTACTACTAAAACTTATAGACTTTATAACTGGACTTCTAAAGAAGAAGCTGGTACTTGTTATACACATGAAATGATTACTTCTTTTAAAGATGGTGATCTATTTATAAAAGATGATAGTTTAGTCTATGATAAACTATTCTTCGAACCTTGTGTATTTAATACTAGAAGAGTAATCTATAAGCAAGGTACTATGGTTAATGTTATGCTATCTGAAGATCCACAAACCTGGAATGATTCTATAGCTATCTCTAATAGATTATATAATGTATTAGGTACAACATTAACTAAAGTAAAATCTATAGTTATTAATAAGTCTGATAACATACTTAAGCTAGTAGATATAGGTAATAAAGTAGAACCTAATGACACTATAGTAACTACAGTATCTGGAGATATAGCATTAGATAGCTCTCTAGATGAAAAAGCTTTAGCTATACTTAATGATATGGCTACCATATCTCCTAAAGCTAAAGTTAAAGGTACTGTGTCTAAAGTAATAGCATTCTATAACTTTGATCCTAAAGAAGCTAGTAAGTCTGTACAAGATCTTATAGCGTACTCTGATAAAGTATTAACTAAAGCTACAGGTTATACTGGTAAAGTAGGACCTGGTTATACTATACAAGGTAAACTATTAGAACCAGATAGCTTAGAACTTAAGATCTATATAGATGTTAATGAAACTATGGGTACTGGTGATAAGTGCATAGTAGCTAACCAACTTAAATGTACTGTAGGTGAAGTATTTGACTATGATATGACTACAGAGTCTGGAGATCCTATAGATGCTGTATTTAGTAACCTATCTATATCAGCACGTATTGTTAATAGTCCTAACCTTATAGGTACTACTACTACGTTACTTAAGAAGGTAGAGGACGATGTAATAAAAATGTATTTCGGTTAGGATTTTTATAAATATTCTTTCCATTGCTGATAGGGAGTTCTAGCTTACTATCGATAGTATGTTATATATACATGTATTCGGTCTTTGTATATATTTCGTCAGTTTTTCACTTTTTTTGCTTGGGTAACATAGTAGAGTATATAATACTCTACTATGTTATCTTATAACAGTACTAGAAATTCTAGATACGTGATTTTAGCCTATATAAGGGCTTATGATGTATTTTAGAAATTTATAAGGAGATATATAGATTATGAATAGTGATAACTATAAAGCACAAATGGAAGATACTATACGTAAGATAGTATCTATTACAGTCGATAGTGTACTAGATGTAATACATAAAGATTATGATAATATACTAGATACTATAGATAGAGATAAACTATCTAATATACTATCTGATATTTCTGTAGAACGTATAAGAATGAATGTGGAAGGTAAATAAGAGCATGAGCACATATGATAACCTATATAAGAATAATAATGTATCTGAGTTAGCTAACTATCTTATAGAGAGAGGTAAAAAGTTAGACTTTGATTATAGCAATGGACTTAACGTATTGAATACATCTGAACCAGATGATGCTAATAGAGCTCTAGTAGTAGAGAAAATATCATCTGTTATGTGTTCTGAACTTAAACTATATAGAAATGATTTTAAAGCACAACTATTAGAGTTTATTAACTATGCTAAAGAAGAGTTTTCTAATGGAGAACCATCTGAAGCTAGTAAGTATGGTTTAGTAGAAGTAGATATACCAGATCTACTTAAAGAAGCTAACGAACTTAAACTATTTAGTAATCCTATACAGTGGAATGAAACTAGAAATATAGATTATGATCTACCATATGTAGAGCTAACTGTTATTAAAAATCCTGATAGTGCTTTAGATAGATATATTAAAGCAATGTTTACAGAAGATGATCTTAATAATCCTACTAAGTATTACGAACTAGCTAACTCTGTATTAGATCCAGATGAGTGCTTATTTAGAAGTACTGATATAGTTAAAGCTTGGTTCATAGCTAGCTATATTAAGATGGAACGTAGTTCTGAACTTAATATAACTGTAGCACAGTTAGATAGAATCATATGGAAACTAGAAACATACTTAGCTAAAGCTATAGAGCTATATGATAAAGCATTAAGTGCTGAAGTATTATTCTTAGGTACTTGTAAAGTTAATAAGTATGATGTAATGGTATTTAAACCAGTATTCGATAGTATGGATAATGAAGTAGGTATAGTAGATGCCCTATATGGTTTAGCTGTTACTGAACCTAAAGAGAGAGCTATCGGTTATAACTTAAAGAATAATATCCTAATGAATAAAGATAAACTATCTAAAGTATGGGATGCATTTGTAATAGGTTGTAACTATGAAAATCCTATAATAAGACGTAATAGAATCATAGCTATCTATACTAGATCTCTAGAGAAAGTACTTAAGAGCTTACCAGAAGATCTACTAAGCTATTGCAGCTTTAGTGGTAATATACCATCTCTTAAAAATGAAGTAGAAGACATACTTAAGAAATCTGAACTTAACGATACACTAGAGAATATAGAGAATATAGGTATAGAGCTAGTAGCTGGTTTACTATTTAATAAAACTAACTACTATAAGTTTATTAAGCTATGTGAAAAGTATATAGCTACTAAAGAAGAAGCTAATGGTGTAGATGATGTATTAGGTTATGTACTAACTGATCTAATAACAGATTTCCTATTAGGACAAGTAAAGATATTTAAGATAAACTAGGAGTATTAGTATGGCAGATACTATAGATGTAAGTAGTTGGAAACGTAATCCAAAAGAGATAGCTAAGAAGCTTAAGATAGTAGGTACACAAACTGTTGCTACTGATAATCTTAGAATATTATTTCCTTCTAGATTTACATCTAAAGGACTCTGCTTCTTAGATAAAATAACTAACTTAATATCTTACTACTGTATAGTAGATGATAACAATAACTATGCTATAACGAATGAACCTGTGTTTCAATCACTACAGCCAGATAAAATTAGTATGGTAAACATAAAAGGTTTACCTACTAGTGAAATTAGCTATATTATGTTAAAGTTCTATAAAGATAGTACTGTAGTAGTTAATAATAACTTAGTACAAGATACTAGTATCATGTTTAATATACTAGATGAATTTTATAATAATGGTAAAGTACCTTGGTATATGAACTACGAAGATATTTCTAATATATTTAGAAATAGTAAGAAGTATACTGGTAATGGTATTGGTAATGACCCTGTAGGTTTTGATATATTAGCTAGTCTTATTAGTAAAGATAAGACTGGATTAAAACCATATAAAGAAGTTATACATAGTAGAGATGATATATTTAAAGAGAAGATAGTCTATACTAAACTAGCTGATGTACAGAGTTTTAAAGATACAGCAGCTAAGCTTATAGGTAACTATTTTGATGCTGGTTTAACATCTGCTATAGTAGAAGATGAAACTGAATCTTCTGATATTTCTAAGATATTAAGAAAATAAATAGTATAAGGTAAGGTAACATGGATAATAATTTTAGAATAGTACTTAATGCTGCTAAATATAAACCTAGTAATACCAGCACTATAGAAAAAGATGCTGAAGGTTATTATAAAGTAAGATTAGGTGCTTTTAACGTATTTAATAGTAGTGGAGCATTCTATACTGCTAAAGGTATAGAAGATCTTATAAATAACCCTAATAGCTTCTTTAGAAGAAGAATAAAGAAAGGTTATCTATTAGGAGAGATGGACCATCCTAAGTTCATATCTGGTATGAGTATGGCAGAGTTTATGAATAGGAATGCTGGTTACGATATGAACAATGTAGCATTCCATATTAAAGAGGTTACATTACAGAATACTGATGATAAATGTAATATAGCTGGTAACTATGGTAATGTAGTTATAGTATTAGGTTGGATAAAACCATCAGGTCCTAAAGGTGAGTTCCTTAGAGAAGCACTAGAGACTAAAGATAGAAACGTAGCATTTAGTGTAAGATCACTAAGTAGAGATGAAGTAGTTAATGGTATAGTTATTAAACATACTACTGCAATATTAACATGGGACTGGGTAACAGAACCTGGTATAAATAATGCTAATACATTTGATATGCTTAATGAAAAGAATATCAATACAGAATCTGTTAACAATATGTTAACATTAAATGTAAAAGAATCTGATATAGCAGATATGGTTAATGTAAAAACAGCTGTTAACCAAGAAGCTAATAGAGAAGATATTAAAATACTTTCTAATAGCTTAAAGAGACAATTCAGTAGTAAACCTATTAATAAGGTATTAACCTGGTAATATAACATGTATAGAGTATCTGGTTAATAGTAAACCAGATACTCTATACTAAATTATAACTAGAAGGAGATTCCACTATGGCACAAGAAGAGATGAAGTGGGATGAAAGAGGATTTTTACTTAGAAACTATGTAAGAGTAGATCAAGCTAAGCAGATGACTAATGATGTTAGAATACTAGATGAGTTTGCTAGTAATAGACATATAAATAATGTAAAAGTATTAGATTTAGATTGGGTTAGAACTAGATTCGGTATAAGTAATAAAGAGCTATCAGACGAAAGATTAGCGCATGGTAGATTCTTTACTACAGCTAGCTTTAAATATAGCGATACTAGACTAGGTGGTCACTTAGCTTGTAATCCTAAACCACAATGGACTAGATATTGCGATATAAGACCTAGATATAACCCTACATTCGGTAGAAGTAGAAAACCTACTGATATTAACCCTACTAAACAAGGTACACATTTAGGTATGGGACAGTACTATAGCGAAGCTATAGACGATAACGCTAACTTAGTATTTCTAACATTTGGTGTTAAGAAGTTCAATGGTTTATTAGACTTTATGATGTCTGCTATAGACTATGGAGATGTTGTAGTTGCTAATACTGGTAGAAAACCTATATTCTATAATGTTGGTAAGATGATAGGTACAGTAGTAGTATTCAGTTGTATACCTATAACAGCTAGTATCATATGGGCTGTAAAGGCTATAAGTAAATTCTTAAATATGAATAATAGCTATGACTACTACTATATGAAACCTACTATGCATAGCTATTGGTCTGTAGTAAATACCTTAGCTACACAACTAGCTACAGAACTTAAACTTATAAGTCCTATTATAGAGAACTTAGAAGCTAGTAAGTATGCTGATTTACAACATGACTTAGGAGCACCATCTACTCTTAATAAAGATGAACTACAAGCTATAGCAGATATATTAGGTTATGGACTATTTGATAGTAAGACTGGTTGGATAGATGTATTTGGGGTTATGGCCCATCCACAAGCCATGTATCGTGATTTCTTACGTAGAAAAAAAGCAGAGCATAATGTAGATATACCTATGATAGATGGTTACGGAGCTATGTTAGCACTGCCTACTGGTAATGAAGATATATCTTCAGATGTTAATGAGTCTGCATATGCATTAAGTAGTAGCCAGATTGGTACATTTCAATCTTATTTAGATAAAGCTATTAAGAGTTCTCATATGTGGGATCCAGATGATAATGATATAACACAATCTGCTGGTGAAGAAGCACAGAAAGTAAATACTGATATAAGTGCTGAGAAAGGTAAACTACAAGATTCTATAAATAAACTAGATAGAAAAGAGAGATCTAGTTATAGTTCTGGTTTTACCCATAACTTTAACGGAGAGAGAACTGAAGATAAAGATCCTTGGTATAAGAACTTTATGTCTACAGCAGACTCTGTTATACACGATGGTGGACTATCTGCTATATTTAGTGTTGATTTTCCTGGTAGTCAAACAGAATCTTTTAGTAATGATATTAGAGATATAGATACTGGCGGTATGATTAAATCAGTGGCTAGTACAGCACAAGATTTTAAGTTTAACTTTTCAGGTGGTAACCTAGGAGGACCTATAGATACTGGTGCTATCATGGGTGCTGTAAAAGAAACTATTACGGGTGGCGCTAGTGGCGTTACTATGGGTCTTACAGACGTATTAGCAACTATATTTGGAGATGCTTATATAGATATACCTAAGAGATGGTCAGATAGCTCTGTAAGCTTTCCTTCTATAACTTACAATATGAAACTAGCTTGTGTCTATGGTAATGCTTACAGTATGATGCAATCTATAGGTATACCACTATGTATGCTACTAGCTGGTACATTACCGTTAGCTACTGGTAAAGCTTCATATACATCACCATTCCTATGTAGTCTTAATATGCAAGGTATGCAAAATATTAAACTAGGTATGATAACATCACTGTCTATAACTAGAGGTACTACTAACCTACCGTTTACTAAATCTAGAAAGCCACTAGGTGTTGACGTAAGCTTTACAGTAACTGATTTTAGCACACTAACAGCAGCTCCTGTAGTAAAAGGTATATTCGACGAAGTTATGACATTCGGTATGGACGATACTACACCATTAGGTAGATACTTAGCTACACTAGCTGGTAGAGACATACAAACTGAGAAGTATACTCTTAATAAAGTTGGTCAAAGACTATCTAGAACGTGGGTTAATATAAAATCTATCATATCTCCACATAGGAGAGCTAGTTACATTGGCGATATGCTTAATGGACCATTAAGCTTATTTACAGCACAAGGCAATATGACTACATCACTACCTGGTGTTTCAGTTAGAGCAGAATAATATATGCGCATAGTGTAAGTACATATGTACTTACACTATGTGGTTATTAATTATCAAAATTAAATTTAATAGTTCTAGCTGCCGATGGTTTATAAATATCAGCTTGTTTAGTATCTACAGTAACTGTTTTAGTTATACCATCTGACTCTGCAAAGGTAACAGGTTCTTTTAACTTCATACCTACTATACCTAATGTACTACCTATCTTTTCAGCTTCTGTTTTCTTAGTAGTATCCATAGCTACAGAAGGCGTATAGTCTTTACCTGTAAACTCTAAAGGTTTTTCTAGGTTAGGTCTACGACCTTTATAGTAATAGCGTTCAAATGTAGAACCTTTATCTAACTCATATCTGCGTAACATAGTATCTTCCATACTACGTTTAGCAGTATAGGTATTGATTATACCATCTCCAGTTACATCGTTATACTCTAAATCCTTATGCTCTAATCTAGAGCTAGACTTACGTATAATAGAAAGCTTCTCTAAGTTACTATAAGATGTTCTAGGTTGATTAAGCTCTTCATAGGTTTTATTAGAATTTACTCTTCTATGTTTAGGTAGCCACCTATCAAGATCATCTACTGCAGATAGTTCTACTAACTGTTTATGAGTAGAACCATCTAGCTGCATATACTTAAACCTAGTAAAGATAGAGCCTAAGTCTGCTAGTTCTAAAGATTTAAAATAATCATTTCTATATTTAAAATCTCTATTATAGTAAGCGTTATATATTCTGCCTTCATCTCTATCTGGATACCTAGAGAACATATCGTTATAAGTATCGTAATAGTCTCTATTACCTTTACCATGGTAAAAGAGTTTACGATATGCTTTAGCTACTGGTTCTAAGCCACACTCTCTAGCGAATCTATCAGTAACAGAACCTAGTCCATGTCTGTCTCTAGAGTAGTATCCAAATATGGATGCTAAAAAGCCTGTTCTAGCTATGTCAGAGACCGCTAGAGACGCGAAGTCTTTCATGTTACCCATACCATTGTCTAAACCTAGAACGTCCTTTAGCCAGCCTCCTAGAGTGCCTAATGAGCTTGCTATATATTTAAGTGCATTTTTCATTAAGTTACCTAACCATTTTAATGGTATACCTAAGATTCTCATAAGCTCTTTAAAGATTGGTTTAAGTATATCTCCTATAGCTTTAAGTATACGCTTAATAAAAGCTCCTATCTTAGATAGTACATTACCTATAGCAGATAGTATTTTATTAACTACAGACTTTACTTTATTTATTAGTTTATTAATAGTACTACCTAGTTCTCCAAATCCTAAAGAATCTAATATAGAGAGTGGTTTACCAGTACCATCTAGCACAGATTCAAAGTTATCTTTAACACTTAAATCTAATAGTTGTGTTGTTATCTTTTTTGTACCTACTGACATATCAGTACTCCTTATATCTACGTGATCAGCCATAGCGTTATAATAATATACTACAGATGCTCTATACGAACATCTGTAGCATAACTTTAAATAGAACAAACGATCTAACAGTAGTAAAATTTTTAATAAATGGAGTATAAAAGATTATAGCACGAAACAAAGAAACAATCTATAATCAGTTTGGTATTAGGTTGCTACCATTAGATCACTCTATATAGAGTCTATAAATAAAAATAGAAACTATACTCTAAGCTAGTGTCTAAACGATACCGAATGAACAGAGTGAATGAAGGTGTCAAAGTGACACCTATACAGTTAGATATTATTTATATAGAAGAACATATCAAGAGCTACGTAATAGAGTACTTATACGTAGTTAGTAAATTTTAGACTAGCTAAAATGTGTAGTTTTTTTTATTACACTATTTCTACGTTGAGTAGATATATTACATACGCTTGTAGTATGTTTCTCTAATTTCAAAACACATAAGGAGCATTCCATGGAAAATGCAGCAAGTTTCAAATTTGAAACAGAAAAATACGAGTTGGTGAAAGCTGACGATACAAAACACGTCAACAAGTTTCGCTATAGTGATGGTGCTAGATTTAAAGAAGCACTTAAAGAAGCTGAGATCAAATACGACACATTTAAAGCCGTAGCTGATTTCACAAAGGCTTACGCAGAGTCAGCAGTACAGTCTGCAGCAGAGTTTGCTAAAGCTACGCTTAAGAAAGACAAATCTCTTAACGCTGTAGTTGTAGAGACTCCATATGCTAGAGGCGGTAAGATCTCTAGCGTTATTACTAGAGAAGTATCTGGCACTAACGCATTGACAGGTAAACCATATAAAAACTCTGGTTTAGCTGTTAAAATTAAAGACTCTACAGTAAGTAAATCTTTTATAGCTGGTATAAAAGAAGAACTTACAGCAGCTCTAGTTAAGTAAGCTGTAATTGCCAGTTGCAACCTTTCTAAGTTAATTTTGACTACAGTAGTAACCGTAATGGTTACTACTGTAGGTTATATTTATTTTTTTATTAACTAGTACGTAAATCTTAGCTGTTATATACACCTGGGTGTGTAACATACTCAAGATCACCGTTACCTTGTTCTCTATCTGTACTGTGTGCTGTTTGGTTATCTTTAACAGCAGGATCGAATCCAGCAATAGGAACTGTAAGTTGATAATCTGGAGTTTCGTACATAGAGATAAGTTTTGGTAATATAGACTTAGCTAACTTAATAACAGAGTCTGTATGTATAAATATACCAGCAAAGTCTATGCTAACATCTTCTGTAGATTTAGCAGTAGTAAGATCCCTCTTACCTTCAACTGTACCAGCAGATTTAGGAAATATGTTAAATCCTAACCAAGCTTTCTCAACTGTTGTATTACCATTAGAAGGCTCTATAAATAATACTGTAGCTGAGTAGAAGTCTGGTGTATACATATTAAACTCTTCGTTAGTAGTAGGATCTTTTAAGTATCTTAAAGATTTAGGTACTTTAAGATATGGATCCATTATACCATACTCTATCCAGAACGTAAAGAACTTATTAAACGGTCTACCCATTCTCTCTTTGAATGTGTAAGACAATGAAGTTTGCTCATAGGTAGCATTCGTTGGTACTTCAAATACAGCACCAGCACCACCTACGTTAGTAGATGTATCTGTCTCTAGTGTTAGAGTTGCTTTTAATCCATCTATGCTTTGTGCATGTGTTTCAAAAGTAGCTTTCATCATACCGATCCAGCGTTCTCTATCAGGTACCCAGTCTAAGAACTTAGGATAGCTTAATAGAACTGGTAGTATGTTCTCTCTAACGTATGGAGTAGCGTTGATCCACTCTCCATAGTACTTCTTACTATTCTTATCGTAAAAGCCGTATCTAGGCATTACACCCATCATACCGCCATAGTTCAAGTCTAACGTAGGAGATGCTCCAGCGTTAACTCTCGTAGCGTCGTATATTGCGTCTACTAATCTTGCGCTCATTTTCTATCTCCTTATTTTAATTCTTCGCCAGCTCTATATACTTCTGTAGTGTATACACAAACTGTCTTCATGTTGTTAGCATATAGTTTAAATACTAACTGATAGCTATAACCTCTAGCTTCATCAGCTTCTGTTATAACACATTCAGGTACAACTGTAATAATACCAGCATATTTACCAGTTACAGCTGTAGTAGCAAACTTCTCTACTTCTGCTTTAAACTCATTAGGAGTTAAGCTTATAACACCTGTAAAGTTTTTCCATGTGTCGAAACCAATCTTAGTAACATCACATAGAGCAAGTATAGTAAAGTAGTTGTTAAGTACTGATGTATCGTTATCATATACAGTTTGTAATGCTGGGAAGAAGTGGTTCTTTCTATCATAGCGTTGTGGATAGATAACGTTACTTGTCCATAGTACTGGTCTTATAGTAGTTGGTATAAACTCTGGTACTATATTCTTCATAGTGCTAATTACAGCATTTTCACCATGGTCGAATATAAACTCTCTCTTCCATCTACCGTTACCAGCTCCTGCAAATCTAGCTGTCTTAACCATAATATCATATGTAAGTGGATATGTAATACCAGTATCTTCTGTACTGATTTCACCAGCACCTAGTACGACTATACCTCTTGCTACAGATGTACCGTAGTAAGTAGACTCTGGATTTAGTTTCAATCTAGCGTTCAATGCTGTAGCTATAGCTCTAGCTTTAGATGTTGGTAGTGGTTTGCTACCATCTACAGTATGTGTACCTAGACCAACCATAGTGTCTTTTCTAATAGAGATCATATTGATCATCTCTTTCTTAACATCTAGGCTAAATCCACTATCCCAAATACAACTCTCTATAGCATACGCTAACTCTTGTAATTCACTATCAGGATCTGCATATTTCAAGAACTCTGCTTTAACAGCTTCTTCAAAGTGTGCGTTATCCATAGTACCATCTGAACCACCTGCTAAGAATATTGGTTTATTAGCAGACATATTAACTTCTTTTAGATTCTCTCTAAGTTTAGGTCTATCTTCAGATAGTTTTACAGTTTGTAGTTTAACATTTTTACTTGTTTTGCAAGTGAATGGGTTAATAAGACCAAACTGATCTGTAAGATCTTCTTTACTTAAAGCATCAAAGTCATACCAGTCTATGTTCTTAGCATATTCATTATCAGCTTCATATAGAGCTGGTTCAAAGCTAATAACTTCTGATTCAGACTCTAAGAACTTCTTAAGAAGTTTCTCTAAGTTACTATCGTAAAAGTATGGATCTTCGAAACCATATGGTTTATAAGGTTTGATAGGATCAGTTTCGTTAAAGAACTCTGTTTTAAATACATTTAGTAGATCTCTTCTTTGTTCTAACGATGGATCTATAACTGGACTACCAGATAGTAGTACTTCAACCTCATTCTCTCCGAATAAGCTTCTAAATACCTCTCCAGAAGATTTTTCATTAGCTCTATTATATACGCTAAATGTGTATGGATATTTCTTAACAGCTTTAGCTAATACTTTGTTAAACTCATTTAGGTATTGTGTATTGATACTAAATCCTAAATTGTTATAAGACTTACCATGGTATTTAGCTCTCCACTCCATGATAGGATACATAGTAGAGACTACTTCTTTCTCTTCTTTTATCTTAATAGGTCTAGTAACATGATCTACGATCTCTACTAGCTTATCTTCCATTATCTCTTCTTGTCTACTTATCTTAACATTGTTAGTTATAGTAGCTGAAATCGTAGCTATTTTATCTTTATAACTAGAGCCATCTAGTTCTGCAAAGTCAGCTGGTTTAGCAACTAGCTTCATAGCGTTCCAAGGATATTTCTCTTTAGAACCTGCTGTATCGAATGCTACGTTATCAGTTTGTAGAGCAGCCATATCGTTCATAGCTTTAAGAGCAGCTGCTACAGTTGGATCAGATAGTTTACCACCATCTACAGTAGTTGGTGTATACTGACCAGCATCTTCTGTCCATGTAGCTATACGATCTATGTATAGTTTATCATAGGTAGCTTTAGTAGCTACATCAGTGCTATTAGCTTTATCTACAACATCTTGTATACTAGGTAGCATATCCCATTTTATAACAACTTCTTTAAGCTCTACTCTACTGTTACTATCAGCTGCACTAGCAGTCTCTAGTTTAGTTCTAATCTTAGGCTTATACTCTACTGCTGTTAGTTCTTCTTTTTCAGGATTTGGATTATCCTCTACTATAGTATTAAATCTGCCTGTACCTACTCTTTGTACTTCATGCCTACCAGTTGGAACATCTACTGTTTCAGTTTCAGTTTCACTATCTCTGTATGTTACTACAGTTTTCATCATGACACCTGGTTTACTTGTTAGCAATCCAGATTGAACTGGTTCTTCAGTATCGTTATAGTCAGTTACAAACTTAATCTCATAACCTTTAACAGTTGGTTTAGCATCATCTACTACTGGTGTTCCACTAGTATCTTTTACTATATCACCGCTACTATTTCTCTTATAGTTTGGTATATCAGACTCTAGTACGTCCATATACAATGCTATGTTACTTCTTGGGCCTATATCAGATGGTAATAACCTTTGAACCATAACTTGTTGTCCAGCACCAGTACAACCTATTAGGAATTTAGTACTGTGTGTAAAGAATGGGCTATGCTCGTCAAAAGTATCAGAACCATATAGGTTTACAGCTGCACCACCAGATACGATATTGTCTTTAGAAGGTCCCTTGCTAGCAAATATGTAAAATTTAGGTAGGTGACTAGGTCTTTCTACAGGATCTACTGGTTGTGCTTTAATCGATTTGTCATTAGCGCCTAATGGAACAAATCTAGGTGTAGCACCAGTTGAAAATAAACCTGCCATAGTTTCTCCTTATTATTTTAGTATTTTATCTTAATAATACTTATACGTAATATAAGTATCGTTACTACCAGGACCATTATTCTTACGTTTAGTAAGTATAACGTCGTTGTTGAGTAATAGTATAGAGCCATTTGGAAACTCTCCAGCTTCAAATGTTACATCTATAGTTTTATACTTATGATCTCTATAGCTATATACCATAAGACTAGGGTCTGTATCGGTAGTGTTTTGTTTTGTTTTAAATATTAGATTATCTCCATTCGGTAAAAATCTACTATTGATCTCTGTTTTAGTAAAACTATTTGGATCTAAACTTATAGACTTCTCGAATGTCATTTTCATAATCTCGTATTTCCACATACTAGATTCATCACCATGTTGTATCACTAACCTTTGATTAGGTAGCTTTAAAAATGCTTTATAGTACTCTGTACCTTTCTTATCAGACACTAGTTCTTCTAATACAGTACATTTTCCACTTATCACATCTAGCTTATATAGCTTACTACCGAATGCTGGTAGATATACAAACGTGTTTTCATCTAGTTGGGCTAGTGAACCATTTCTAGCTGCCGTATTTTTATCATTTTCAGGATGTTCTATCATAGAGAGAAGATCATAAGTATCACTATGCGTGTTATGTCTATATACGAGGAATACTGGTTCTTTGTCACTCCCCATATCTCTCCAACCGTCAATCACAAGTAGATTGTTCTCGGTGTATTTGATAAACGTTCCACTGTTATTTATACTCAATAGGCTTACACCTTTTAAAGCTTCTCCAGTGTTAACTAGTTTATCGTTTTCAAATTTAAATTTCAGTAGTTGACTACTGTTGTTCATAGGCATAGGTATATAACCTTCTGGTAACTCCATACTACACACACTATCGCAATAGTCTGCTTCAGTAGTTTTACCTATAGTTTTGAATTTACCTACATACTTATAGCTAGGATCTTCTAATTCCCTTATAGTGTTACTACTTGTATACAGATTTATTCTGTTATGTCCTACACCATCTTTTACATCAAGAGCTGTGATGATAACCTGTACCATGCTGTTGTGTCTAAATAAATACCACGGCAAGCTAAATGTTAGAGATTCTTGCTCGTCAGTGTTCACTACACTGTATAATACTTCAGTAGTATCCGGTTTTACTACTTCGATTTTACTAATATTCATTTTAGCACTGCTATTTAACCTACGTAACGTTAAATCATACGCTACCCCAGAAGGTATATTCTCTATATCAGATACAACTTCATAGTTATACTTCTGTAGTTCCACTTCTACCTTACTAACTTCAGATTCTATACCAACACCACTACCGTATATCAAGTAGCATATTAGTCTAGTCTTACTAGTTATGATAGGTGTTTTAGTAACTCTAATACTTCTCTTGTTCTCTCTATCCTCTATAGAGGTAAATAGAACTTGATCATTACCATCTGTTACTATCCAGTGGCTATACTCATGACCAGACATATTACTCTTGAACTCACTACCGCTTATAGTAAACTCGTTACTATCAGGATCCATAAGTTCCTTTTCATTAACGTCTAACCAAGGAGTCTCTACTATGTTGTCTCTGTTGTAGATCATAGCTTCAGATCTGACTTTATCAAATCTTACTATCTTACTGGGTGTATCATGGTCAAGGTTACTTTCGCTAAAATGTCGTCTAGCTTTGATATAGTAGTTAACATCTGGTACTAACATAGGTTCGTATATAAACTTATGGAAATCATTAGGTTGATCTATACGTTCAGTATGTACTATATCTAAGAATTTATCATCCCTAGCTAATGTAAATGTTGTACCAATTTGAGTTGCAGTACCGCTATTAGCTACGAACTTTTCTAGCGTAAATACGATCATTACACCACGTCTCCTTTCTTTAGAAATTTCTAATCTAACAGTAAGTACTATTTTCCTATCTAGTACCCTATTAGATCACCTATCGAATAGCTTATATTAGCTCTACTAGTATACATTAGCTATTGGTTATAGATTTAATATTTTCTAACAGTCCATAGGAATGAATAAATTAACCATAATCAAAAGAGGCAAACATGGAAACCACAATAAGATGTATAACTAAATATGAAGAAGAGTTCCCGTTATCTAAACGAACAGAATACCTACATATGGATTCTGATAATTTAGAATATAAGGAAATATCTTTTGGAGGCATTTCAGCATTAGGATCTGTTACCTTTAAGCATCTTAGAATAAAAACTGGTGAAAAAAAGATAAACAGCACTGAGACATGCTACATGTTACTAGGAGAATTAAGAGATTTTATATTTTGTTGTATCGATATGACAAAAGAAGATATCGGGAATACACAAGCTAGTATAGATGTTTATTCGTTATTAGTACATCCGTTTAAGTATAAAGATCTTAGTCAGCTTAAACTAGTTGGTAAACTTGTTTTTTCTAAAGAGAATAATGAGTTTTTCTTTAGTTTAAAATTTAAAACCAATAGAACACTTCGTATTAAATTTGTACCTTTTAACCCTGCTCCTAAGATAAATAATATAACATTAAAAGAATTTGAAGACTTTTATGTTGCAAAAGCAGTAGAAGCATATTTACAAGAATTACTTAATAGTACTTTTAAGTTCACAACGAAATTATACGAAACCAAGGCAATTACACAAGTAGACGGCTACAGTGTTACGTATGATTAAACAATGACTTACAGATGGCTCTTAAGAGCCATCTGTAAGTCATTGTTTAATCATACGTAACACTGTAGCCGTCTACTTGTGTAATTGCCTTGGTTTCGTATAATTTCGTTGTGAACTTAAAAGTACTATTAAGTAATTCTTGTAAATATGCTTCTACTGCTTTTGCAACATAAAAGTCTTCAAATTCTTTTAATGTTATATTATTTATCTTAGGAGCAGGGTTAAAAGGTACAAATTTAATACGAAGTGTTCTATTGGTTTTAAATTTTAAACTAAAGAAAAACTCATTATTCTCTTTAGAAAAAACAAGTTTACCAACTAGTTTAAGCTGACTAAGATCTTTATACTTAAACGGATGTACTAATAACGAATAAACATCTATACTAGCTTGTGTATTCCCGATATCTTCTTTTGTCATATCGATACAACAAAATATAAAATCTCTTAATTCTCCTAGTAACATGTAGCATGTCTCAGTGCTGTTTATCTTTTTTTCACCAGTTTTTATTCTAAGATGCTTAAAGGTAACAGATCCTAATGCTGAAATGCCTCCAAAAGATATTTCCTTATATTCTAAATTATCAGAATCCATATGTAGGTATTCTGTTCGTTTAGATAACGGGAACTCTTCTTCATATTTAGTTATACATCTTATTGTGGTTTCCATGTTTGCCTCTTTTGATTATGGTTAATTTATTCATTCCTATGGACTGTTAGAAAATATTAAATCTATAACCAATAGCTAATGTATACTAGTAGAGCTAATATAAGCTATTCGATAGGTGATCTAATAGGGTACTAGATAGGAAAATAGTACTTACTGTTAGATTAGAAATTTCTAAAGAAAGGAGACGTGGTGTAATGATCGTATTTACGCTAGAAAAGTTCGTAGCTAATAGCGGTACTGCAACTCAAATTGGTACAACATTTACATTAGCTAGGGATGATAAATTCTTAGATATAGTACATACTGAACGTATAGATCAACCTAATGATTTCCATAAGTTTATATACGAACCTATGTTAGTACCAGATGTTAACTACTATATCAAAGCTAGACGACATTTTAGCGAAAGTAACCTTGACCATGATACACCCAGTAAGATAGTAAGATTTGATAAAGTCAGATCTGAAGCTATGATCTACAACAGAGACAACATAGTAGAGACTCCTTGGTTAGACGTTAATGAAAAGGAACTTATGGATCCTGATAGTAACGAGTTTACTATAAGCGGTAGTGAGTTCAAGAGTAATATGTCTGGTCATGAGTATAGCCACTGGATAGTAACAGATGGTAATGATCAAGTTCTATTTACCTCTATAGAGGATAGAGAGAACAAGAGAAGTATTAGAGTTACTAAAACACCTATCATAACTAGTAAGACTAGACTAATATGCTACTTGATATACGGTAGTGGTGTTGGTATAGAATCTGAAGTTAGTAAGGTAGAAGTGGAACTACAGAAGTATAACTATGAAGTTGTATCTGATATAGAGAATATACCTTCTGGGGTAGCGTATGATTTAACGTTACGTAGGTTAAATAGCAGTGCTAAAATGAATATTAGTAAAATCGAAGTAGTAAAACCGGATACTACTGAAGTATTATACAGTGTAGTGAACACTGACGAGCAAGAATCTCTAACATTTAGCTTGCCGTGGTATTTATTTAGACACAACAGCATGGTACAGGTTATCATCACAGCTCTTGATGTAAAAGATGGTGTAGGACATAACAGAATAAATCTGTATACAAGTAGTAACACTATAAGGGAATTAGAAGATCCTAGCTATAAGTATGTAGGTAAATTCAAAACTATAGGTAAAACTACTGAAGCAGACTATTGCGATAGTGTGTGTAGTATGGAGTTACCAGAAGGTTATATACCTATGCCTATGAACAACAGTAGTCAACTACTGAAATTTAAATTTGAAAACGATAAACTAGTTAACACTGGAGAAGCTTTAAAAGGTGTAAGCCTATTGAGTATAAATAACAGTGGAACGTTTATCAAATACACCGAGAACAATCTACTTGTGATTGACGGTTGGAGAGATATGGGGAGTGACAAAGAACCAGTATTCCTCGTATATAGACATAACACGCATAGTGATACTTATGATCTTCTCTCTATGATAGAACATCCTGAAAATGATAAAAATACGGCAGCTAGAAATGGTTCACTAGCCCAACTAGATGAAAACACGTTTGTATATCTACCAGCATTCGGTAGTAAGCTATATAAGCTAGATGTGATAAGTGGAAAATGTACTGTATTAGAAGAACTAGTGTCTGATAAGAAAGGTACAGAGTACTATAAAGCATTTTTAAAGCTACCTAATCAAAGGTTAGTGATACAACATGGTGATGAATCTAGTATGTGGAAATACGAGATTATGAAAATGACATTCGAGAAGTCTATAAGTTTAGATCCAAATAGTTTTACTAAAACAGAGATCAATAGTAGATTTTTACCGAATGGAGATAATCTAATATTTAAAACAAAACAAAACACTACCGATACAGACCCTAGTCTTATGGTATATAGCTATAGAGATCATAAGTATAAAACTATAGATGTAACATTTGAAGCTGGAGAGTTTCCAAATGGCTCTATACTATTACTCAACAACGACGTTATACTTACTAAACGTAAGAATAATGGTCCTGGTAGTAACGATACTTATATTACGTATAAGTATTATTAAGATAAAATACTAAAATAATAAGGAGAAACTATGGCAGGTTTATTTTCAACTGGTGCTACACCTAGATTTGTTCCATTAGGCGCTAATGACAAATCGATTAAAGCACAACCAGTAGATCCTGTAGAAAGACCTAGTCACCTACCTAAATTTTACATATTTGCTAGCAAGGGACCTTCTAAAGACAATATCGTATCTGGTGGTGCAGCTGTAAACCTATATGGTTCTGATACTTTTGACGAGCATAGCCCATTCTTTACACACAGTACTAAATTCCTAATAGGTTGTACTGGTGCTGGACAACAAGTTATGGTTCAAAGGTTATTACCATCTGATATAGGCCCAAGAAGTAACATAGCATTGTATATGGACGTACTAGAGTCTGATATACCAAACTATAAGAGAAATAGTAGCGGTGATATAGTAAAAGATACTAGTGGAACACCAGTAGTAGATGATGCTAAACCAACTGTTAAAGGTTATGAGATTAAGTTTGTAACTGACTATAACGATACTGAAGAACCAGTTCAATCTGGATTGCTAACAAGTAAACCAGGTGTCATGATGAAAACTGTAGTAACATACAGAGATAGTGAAACTGAAACTGAAACAGTAGATGTTCCAACTGGTAGGCATGAAGTACAAAGAGTAGGTACAGGCAGATTTAATACTATAGTAGAGGATAATCCAAATCCTGAAAAAGAAGAACTAACAGCAGTAGAGTATAAGCCTAAGATTAGAACTAAACTAGAGACTGCTAGTGCAGCTGATAGTAACAGTAGAGTAGAGCTTAAAGAAGTTGTTATAAAATGGGATATGCTACCTAGTATACAAGATGTTGTAGATAAAGCTAATAGCACTGATGTAGCTACTAAAGCTACCTATGATAAACTATACATAGATCGTATAGCTACATGGACAGAAGATGCTGGTCAGTATACACCAACTACTGTAGATGGTGGTAAACTATCTGATCCAACTGTAGCAGCTGCTCTTAAAGCTATGAACGATATGGCTGCTCTACAAACTGATAACGTAGCATTCGATACAGCAGGTTCTAAAGAGAAATATCCTTGGAACGCTATGAAGCTAGTTGCTAAACCAGCTGACTTTGCAGAACTAGATGGCTCTAGTTATAAAGATAAAATAGCTACGATTTCAGCTACTATAACTAACAATGTTAAGATAAGTAGACAAGAAGAGATAATGGAAGATAAGCTAGTAGAGATCGTAGATCATGTTACTAGACCTATTAAGATAAAAGAAGAGAAAGAAGTAGTCTCTACTATGTATCCTATCATGGAGTGGAGAGCTAAATACCATGGTAAGTCTTATAACAATTTAGGATTTAGTATCAATACACAATACCTAAATGAGTTTAACAAAGTATTAGCTAAAGCTGTTAAGAAATATCCATACACATTTAGCGTATATAATAGAGCTAATGAAAAATCTTCTGGAGAGGTATTTAGAAGCTTATTCGGAGAGAATGAGGTTGAAGTACTACTATCTGGTAGTCCAGTTATAGATCCATCGTTAGAACAAAGAAGAGATCTACTAAATGTATTTAAAACAGAGTTCTTTAACGAAACTGATCCTATCAAACCTTATAAACCATATGGTTTCGAAGATCCATACTTTTACGATAGTAACTTAGAGAAACTTCTTAAGAAGTTCTTAGAGTCTGAATCAGAAGTTATTAGCTTTGAACCAGCTCTATATGAAGCTGATAATGAATATGCTAAGAACATAGACTGGTATGACTTTGATGCTTTAAGTAAAGAAGATCTTACAGATCAGTTTGGTCTTATTAACCCATTCACTTGCAAAACAAGTAAAAATGTTAAACTACAAACTGTAAAACTATCTGAAGATAGACCTAAACTTAGAGAGAATCTAAAAGAAGTTAATATGTCTGCTAATAAACCAATATTCTTAGCAGGTGGTTCAGATGGTACTATGGATAACGCACACTTTGAAGAAGCTGTTAAAGCAGAGTTCTTGAAATATGCAGATCCTGATAGTGAATTACAAGAGTTAGCGTATGCTATAGAGAGTTGTATTTGGGATAGTGGATTTAGCCTAGATGTTAAGAAAGAGATGATCAATATGATCTCTATTAGAAAAGACACTATGGTTGGTCTAGGTACACATACTGTAGATGGTAGCAAACCACTACCAACATCTAAAGCTAGAGCTATAGCTACAGCATTGAACGCTAGATTGAAACTAAATCCAGAGTCTACTTACTACGGTACATCTGTAGCAAGAGGTATAGTCGTACTAGGTGCTGGTGAAATCAGTACAGAAGATACTGGTATTACATATCCACTTACATATGATATTATGGTTAAGACAGCTAGATTTGCAGGAGCTGGTAACGGTAGATGGAAGAGAGAGTTTATATTCGACCATGGTGAAAATGCTGTAATTAGCACTATGAAGAATATAGTACCAGAGTTTATACCAACTACTATAAGACCAGTACTATGGACAAGTAACGTTATCTATCCACAACGCTATGATAGAAAGAACCACTTCTTCCCAGCATTACAAACTGTATATGATAACGATACATCAGTACTTAACAACTACTTTACTATACTTGCTCTATGTGATGTTACTAAGATTGGTTTCGACACATGGAAAAACTTTACAGGTGTTATAAGCTTAACTCCTAATGAGTTTAAAGCAGAAGTAGAGAAGTTTGCTACTACAGCTGTAACTGGTAAATATGCTGGTATTATTACAGTTGTACCTGAATGTGTTATAACAGAAGCTGATGAAGCTAGAGGTTATAGCTATCAGTTAGTATTTAAACTATATGCTAACAACATGAAGACAGTTTGTGTATACACTACAGAAGTATATAGAGCTGGCGAAGAATTAAAATAAGGAGATAGAAAATGAGCGCAAGATTAGTAGACGCAATATACGACGCTACGAGAGTTAACGCTGGAGCATCTCCTACGTTAGACTTGAACTATGGCGGTATGATGGGTGTAATGCCTAGATACGGCTTTTACGATAAGAATAGTAAGAAGTACTATGGAGAGTGGATCAACGCTACTCCATACGTTAGAGAGAACATACTACCAGTTCTATTAAGCTATCCTAAGTTCTTAGACTGGGTACCTGATAGAGAACGCTGGATCGGTATGATGAAAGCTACTTTTGAAACACATGCACAAAGCATAGATGGATTAAAAGCAACTCTAACACTAGAGACAGATACATCTACTAACGTAGGTGGTGCTGGTGCTGTATTTGAAGTACCAACGAATGCTACCTATGAGCAAACTTCATTGTCTTACACATTCAAAGAGAGAATGGGTAGACCGTTTAATAAGTTCTTTACGTTCTGGATAGAGTATGGTATAATGGATCCATATCTTAAAGTACCTAAATCTTTAAGATACTTAAAAGATCCTACTACTAACGAAGAGTTTAATATGTATACACCAGACTTCTACTCAGCTACAGTATTATTTATAGAGCCTTCTAATGGTAATACAACAGTTGAGAAAGCTTGGTTAGGATTTAACATATTTCCTAAATCTGCTGGTACAGTTGAAGGTAAGAGGGATCTTACTACTGCTAAATCTACAGAAGATGTTAGCATAGACTTTGCTGGTATATTTATACATACAGACTCTGTTATTAAGTTAGCTAAGTCTATATTACCAAAACTTATCTCTATGTACGAAACTCCAGATTATCAACTTACAGTTCCTATTGCTGGATTCGATCCTGCTGTTAAAGATAACCAAACAGCACACAGTACAGATAGAGAACAAGGTAACGGTGATCTTGAGTATGTTACACACCCAGGTGTATATAACAGCTAAGATTTACGTACTAGTTAATAAAAAAATAAATATAACCTACAGTAGTAACCATTACGGTTACTACTGTAGTCAAAATTAACTTAGAAAGGTTGCAACTGGCAATTACAGCTTACTTAACTAGAGCTGCTGTAAGTTCTTCTTTTATACCAGCTATAAAAGATTTACTTACTGTAGAGTCTTTAATTTTAACAGCTAAACCAGAGTTTTTATATGGTTTACCTGTCAATGCGTTAGTGCCAGATACTTCTCTAGTAATAACGCTAGAGATCTTACCGCCTCTAGCATATGGAGTCTCTACAACTACAGCGTTAAGAGATTTGTCTTTCTTAAGCGTAGCTTTAGCAAACTCTGCTGCAGACTGTACTGCTGACTCTGCGTAAGCCTTTGTGAAATCAGCTACGGCTTTAAATGTGTCGTATTTGATCTCAGCTTCTTTAAGTGCTTCTTTAAATCTAGCACCATCACTATAGCGAAACTTGTTGACGTGTTTTGTATCGTCAGCTTTCACCAACTCGTATTTTTCTGTTTCAAATTTGAAACTTGCTGCATTTTCCATGGAATGCTCCTTATGTGTTTTGAAATTAGAGAAACATACTACAAGCGTATGTAATATATCTACTCAACGTAGAAATAGTGTAATAAAAAAAACTACACATTTTAGCTAGTCTAAAATTTACTAACTACGTATAAGTACTCTATTACGTAGCTCTTGATATGTTCTTCTATATAAATAATATCTAACTGTATAGGTGTCACTTTGACACCTTCATTCACTCTGTTCATTCGGTATCGTTTAGACACTAGCTTAGAGTATAGTTTCTATTTTTATTTATAGACTCTATATAGAGTGATCTAATGGTAGCAACCTAATACCAAACTGATTATAGATTGTTTCTTTGTTTCGTGCTATAATCTTTTATACTCCATTTATTAAAAATTTTACTACTGTTAGATCGTTTGTTCTATTTAAAGTTATGCTACAGATGTTCGTATAGAGCATCTGTAGTATATTATTATAACGCTATGGCTGATCACGTAGATATAAGGAGTACTGATATGTCAGTAGGTACAAAAAAGATAACAACACAACTATTAGATTTAAGTGTTAAAGATAACTTTGAATCTGTGCTAGATGGTACTGGTAAACCACTCTCTATATTAGATTCTTTAGGATTTGGAGAACTAGGTAGTACTATTAATAAACTAATAAATAAAGTAAAGTCTGTAGTTAATAAAATACTATCTGCTATAGGTAATGTACTATCTAAGATAGGAGCTTTTATTAAGCGTATACTTAAAGCTATAGGAGATATACTTAAACCAATCTTTAAAGAGCTTATGAGAATCTTAGGTATACCATTAAAATGGTTAGGTAACTTAATGAAAAATGCACTTAAATATATAGCAAGCTCATTAGGCACTCTAGGAGGCTGGCTAAAGGACGTTCTAGGTTTAGACAATGGTATGGGTAACATGAAAGACTTCGCGTCTCTAGCGGTCTCTGACATAGCTAGAACAGGCTTTTTAGCATCCATATTTGGATACTACTCTAGAGACAGACATGGACTAGGTTCTGTTACTGATAGATTCGCTAGAGAGTGTGGCTTAGAACCAGTAGCTAAAGCATATCGTAAACTCTTTTACCATGGTAAAGGTAATAGAGACTATTACGATACTTATAACGATATGTTCTCTAGGTATCCAGATAGAGATGAAGGCAGAATATATAACGCTTACTATAATAGAGATTTTAAATATAGAAATGATTATTTTAAATCTTTAGAACTAGCAGACTTAGGCTCTATCTTTACTAGGTTTAAGTATATGCAGCTAGATGGTTCTACTCATAAACAGTTAGTAGAACTATCTGCAGTAGATGATCTTGATAGGTGGCTACCTAAACATAGAAGAGTAAATTCTAATAAAACCTATGAAGAGCTTAATCAACCTAGAACATCTTATAGTAACTTAGAGAAGCTTTCTATTATACGTAAGTCTAGCTCTAGATTAGAGCATAAGGATTTAGAGTATAACGATGTAACTGGAGATGGTATAATCAATACCTATACTGCTAAACGTAGTATGGAAGATACTATGTTACGCAGATATGAGTTAGATAAAGGTTCTACATTTGAACGCTATTACTATAAAGGTCGTAGACCTAACCTAGAAAAACCTTTAGAGTTTACAGGTAAAGACTATACGCCTTCTGTAGCTATGGATACTACTAAGAAAACAGAAGCTGAAAAGATAGGTAGTACATTAGGTATAGTAGGTATGAAGTTAAAAGAACCTGTTACCTTTGCAGAGTCAGATGGTATAACTAAAACAGTTACTGTAGATACTAAACAAGCTGATATTTATAAACCATCGGCAGCTAGAACTATTAAATTTAATTTTGATAATTAATAACCACATAGTGTAAGTACATATGTACTTACACTATGCGCATATATTATTCTGCTCTAACTGAAACACCAGGTAGTGATGTAGTCATATTGCCTTGTGCTGTAAATAAGCTTAATGGTCCATTAAGCATATCGCCAATGTAACTAGCTCTCCTATGTGGAGATATGATAGATTTTATATTAACCCACGTTCTAGATAGTCTTTGACCAACTTTATTAAGAGTATACTTCTCAGTTTGTATGTCTCTACCAGCTAGTGTAGCTAAGTATCTACCTAATGGTGTAGTATCGTCCATACCGAATGTCATAACTTCGTCGAATATACCTTTTACTACAGGAGCTGCTGTTAGTGTGCTAAAATCAGTTACTGTAAAGCTTACGTCAACACCTAGTGGCTTTCTAGATTTAGTAAACGGTAGGTTAGTAGTACCTCTAGTTATAGACAGTGATGTTATCATACCTAGTTTAATATTTTGCATACCTTGCATATTAAGACTACATAGGAATGGTGATGTATATGAAGCTTTACCAGTAGCTAACGGTAATGTACCAGCTAGTAGCATACATAGTGGTATACCTATAGATTGCATCATACTGTAAGCATTACCATAGACACAAGCTAGTTTCATATTGTAAGTTATAGAAGGAAAGCTTACAGAGCTATCTGACCATCTCTTAGGTATATCTATATAAGCATCTCCAAATATAGTTGCTAATACGTCTGTAAGACCCATAGTAACGCCACTAGCGCCACCCGTAATAGTTTCTTTTACAGCACCCATGATAGCACCAGTATCTATAGGTCCTCCTAGGTTACCACCTGAAAAGTTAAACTTAAAATCTTGTGCTGTACTAGCCACTGATTTAATCATACCGCCAGTATCTATATCTCTAATATCATTACTAAAAGATTCTGTTTGACTACCAGGAAAATCAACACTAAATATAGCAGATAGTCCACCATCGTGTATAACAGAGTCTGCTGTAGACATAAAGTTCTTATACCAAGGATCTTTATCTTCAGTTCTCTCTCCGTTAAAGTTATGGGTAAAACCAGAACTATAACTAGATCTCTCTTTTCTATCTAGTTTATTTATAGAATCTTGTAGTTTACCTTTCTCAGCACTTATATCAGTATTTACTTTCTGTGCTTCTTCACCAGCAGATTGTGTTATATCATTATCATCTGGATCCCACATATGAGAACTCTTAATAGCTTTATCTAAATAAGATTGAAATGTACCAATCTGGCTACTACTTAATGCATATGCAGACTCATTAACATCTGAAGATATATCTTCATTACCAGTAGGCAGTGCTAACATAGCTCCGTAACCATCTATCATAGGTATATCTACATTATGCTCTGCTTTTTTTCTACGTAAGAAATCACGATACATGGCTTGTGGATGGGCCATAACCCCAAATACATCTATCCAACCAGTCTTACTATCAAATAGTCCATAACCTAATATATCTGCTATAGCTTGTAGTTCATCTTTATTAAGAGTAGATGGTGCTCCTAAGTCATGTTGTAAATCAGCATACTTACTAGCTTCTAAGTTCTCTATAATAGGACTTATAAGTTTAAGTTCTGTAGCTAGTTGTGTAGCTAAGGTATTTACTACAGACCAATAGCTATGCATAGTAGGTTTCATATAGTAGTAGTCATAGCTATTATTCATATTTAAGAATTTACTTATAGCCTTTACAGCCCATATGATACTAGCTGTTATAGGTATACAACTGAATACTACTACTGTACCTATCATCTTACCAACATTATAGAATATAGGTTTTCTACCAGTATTAGCAACTACAACATCTCCATAGTCTATAGCAGACATCATAAAGTCTAATAAACCATTGAACTTCTTAACACCAAATGTTAGAAATACTAAGTTAGCGTTATCGTCTATAGCTTCGCTATAGTACTGTCCCATACCTAAATGTGTACCTTGTTTAGTAGGGTTAATATCAGTAGGTTTTCTACTTCTACCGAATGTAGGGTTATATCTAGGTCTTATATCGCAATATCTAGTCCATTGTGGTTTAGGATTACAAGCTAAGTGACCACCTAGTCTAGTATCGCTATATTTAAAGCTAGCTGTAGTAAAGAATCTACCATGCGCTAATCTTTCGTCTGATAGCTCTTTATTACTTATACCGAATCTAGTTCTAACCCAATCTAAATCTAATACTTTTACATTATTTATATGTCTATTACTAGCAAACTCATCTAGTATTCTAACATCATTAGTCATCTGCTTAGCTTGATCTACTCTTACATAGTTTCTAAGTAAAAATCCTCTTTCATCCCACTTCATCTCTTCTTGTGCCATAGTGGAATCTCCTTCTAGTTATAATTTAGTATAGAGTATCTGGTTTACTATTAACCAGATACTCTATACATGTTATATTACCAGGTTAATACCTTATTAATAGGTTTACTACTGAATTGTCTCTTTAAGCTATTAGAAAGTATTTTAATATCTTCTCTATTAGCTTCTTGGTTAACAGCTGTTTTTACATTAACCATATCTGCTATATCAGATTCTTTTACATTTAATGTTAACATATTGTTAACAGATTCTGTATTGATATTCTTTTCATTAAGCATATCAAATGTATTAGCATTATTTATACCAGGTTCTGTTACCCAGTCCCATGTTAATATTGCAGTAGTATGTTTAATAACTATACCATTAACTACTTCATCTCTACTTAGTGATCTTACACTAAATGCTACGTTTCTATCTTTAGTCTCTAGTGCTTCTCTAAGGAACTCACCTTTAGGACCTGATGGTTTTATCCAACCTAATACTATAACTACATTACCATAGTTACCAGCTATATTACATTTATCATCAGTATTCTGTAATGTAACCTCTTTAATATGGAATGCTACATTGTTCATATCGTAACCAGCATTCCTATTCATAAACTCTGCCATACTCATACCAGATATGAACTTAGGATGGTCCATCTCTCCTAATAGATAACCTTTCTTTATTCTTCTTCTAAAGAAGCTATTAGGGTTATTTATAAGATCTTCTATACCTTTAGCAGTATAGAATGCTCCACTACTATTAAATACGTTAAAAGCACCTAATCTTACTTTATAATAACCTTCAGCATCTTTTTCTATAGTGCTGGTATTACTAGGTTTATATTTAGCAGCATTAAGTACTATTCTAAAATTATTATCCATGTTACCTTACCTTATACTATTTATTTTCTTAATATCTTAGAAATATCAGAAGATTCAGTTTCATCTTCTACTATAGCAGATGTTAAACCAGCATCAAAATAGTTACCTATAAGCTTAGCTGCTGTATCTTTAAAACTCTGTACATCAGCTAGTTTAGTATAGACTATCTTCTCTTTAAATATATCATCTCTACTATGTATAACTTCTTTATATGGTTTTAATCCAGTCTTATCTTTACTAATAAGACTAGCTAATATATCAAAACCTACAGGGTCATTACCAATACCATTACCAGTATACTTCTTACTATTTCTAAATATATTAGAAATATCTTCGTAGTTCATATACCAAGGTACTTTACCATTATTATAAAATTCATCTAGTATATTAAACATGATACTAGTATCTTGTACTAAGTTATTATTAACTACTACAGTACTATCTTTATAGAACTTTAACATAATATAGCTAATTTCACTAGTAGGTAAACCTTTTATGTTTACCATACTAATTTTATCTGGCTGTAGTGATTGAAACACAGGTTCATTCGTTATAGCATAGTTATTGTTATCATCTACTATACAGTAGTAAGATATTAAGTTAGTTATTTTATCTAAGAAGCAGAGTCCTTTAGATGTAAATCTAGAAGGAAATAATATTCTAAGATTATCAGTAGCAACAGTTTGTGTACCTACTATCTTAAGCTTCTTAGCTATCTCTTTTGGATTACGTTTCCAACTACTTACATCTATAGTATCTGCCATACTAATACTCCTAGTTTATCTTAAATATCTTTACTTGTCCTAATAGGAAATCTGTTATTAGATCAGTTAGTACATAACCTAATACATCATCTACACCATTAGCTTCTTCTTTAGTAGCTATATACTTTTCACATAGCTTAATAAACTTATAGTAGTTAGTTTTATTAAATAGTAAACCAGCTACTAGCTCTATACCTATATTCTCTATATTCTCTAGTGTATCGTTAAGTTCAGATTTCTTAAGTATGTCTTCTACTTCATTTTTAAGAGATGGTATATTACCACTAAAGCTGCAATAGCTTAGTAGATCTTCTGGTAAGCTCTTAAGTACTTTCTCTAGAGATCTAGTATAGATAGCTATGATTCTATTACGTCTTATTATAGGATTTTCATAGTTACAACCTATTACAAATGCATCCCATACTTTAGATAGTTTATCTTTATTCATTAGGATATTATTCTTTAAGTTATAACCGATAGCTCTCTCTTTAGGTTCAGTAACAGCTAAACCATATAGGGCATCTACTATACCTACTTCATTATCCATACTATCGAATACTGGTTTAAATACCATTACATCATACTTATTAACTTTACAAGTACCTAAGAATAATACTTCAGCACTTAATGCTTTATCATATAGCTCTATAGCTTTAGCTAAGTATGTTTCTAGTTTCCATATGATTCTATCTAACTGTGCTACAGTTATATTAAGTTCAGAACTACGTTCCATCTTAATATAGCTAGCTATGAACCAAGCTTTAACTATATCAGTACTTCTAAATAAGCACTCATCTGGATCTAATACAGAGTTAGCTAGTTCGTAATACTTAGTAGGATTATTAAGATCATCTTCTGTAAACATTGCTTTAATATATCTATCTAAAGCACTATCAGGATTTTTAATAACAGTTAGCTCTACATATGGTAGATCATAATCTATATTTCTAGTTTCATTCCACTGTATAGGATTACTAAATAGTTTAAGTTCGTTAGCTTCTTTAAGTAGATCTGGTATATCTACTTCTACTAAACCATACTTACTAGCTTCAGATGGTTCTCCATTAGAAAACTCTTCTTTAGCATAGTTAATAAACTCTAATAGTTGTGCTTTAAAATCATTTCTATATAGTTTAAGTTCAGAACACATAACAGATGATATTTTCTCTACTACTAGAGCTCTATTAGCATCATCTGGTTCAGATGTATTCAATACGTTAAGTCCATTGCTATAATCAAAGTCTAACTTTTTACCTCTCTCTATAAGATAGTTAGCTAACTCAGATACATTATTATTCTTATATAGGTTATCATATGTGCTCATGCTCTTATTTACCTTCCACATTCATTCTTATACGTTCTACAGAAATATCAGATAGTATATTAGATAGTTTATCTCTATCTATAGTATCTAGTATATTATCATAATCTTTATGTATTACATCTAGTACACTATCGACTGTAATAGATACTATCTTACGTATAGTATCTTCCATTTGTGCTTTATAGTTATCACTATTCATAATCTATATATCTCCTTATAAATTTCTAAAATACATCATAAGCCCTTATATAGGCTAAAATCACGTATCTAGAATTTCTAGTACTGTTATAAGATAACATAGTAGAGTATTATATACTCTACTATGTTACCCAAGCAAAAAAAGTGAAAAACTGACGAAATATATACAAAGACCGAATACATGTATATATAACATACTATCGATAGTAAGCTAGAACTCCCTATCAGCAATGGAAAGAATATTTATAAAAATCCTAACCGAAATACATTTTTATTACATCGTCCTCTACCTTCTTAAGTAACGTAGTAGTAGTACCTATAAGGTTAGGACTATTAACAATACGTGCTGATATAGATAGGTTACTAAATACAGCATCTATAGGATCTCCAGACTCTGTAGTCATATCATAGTCAAATACTTCACCTACAGTACATTTAAGTTGGTTAGCTACTATGCACTTATCACCAGTACCCATAGTTTCATTAACATCTATATAGATCTTAAGTTCTAAGCTATCTGGTTCTAATAGTTTACCTTGTATAGTATAACCAGGTCCTACTTTACCAGTATAACCTGTAGCTTTAGTTAATACTTTATCAGAGTACGCTATAAGATCTTGTACAGACTTACTAGCTTCTTTAGGATCAAAGTTATAGAATGCTATTACTTTAGACACAGTACCTTTAACTTTAGCTTTAGGAGATATGGTAGCCATATCATTAAGTATAGCTAAAGCTTTTTCATCTAGAGAGCTATCTAATGCTATATCTCCAGATACTGTAGTTACTATAGTGTCATTAGGTTCTACTTTATTACCTATATCTACTAGCTTAAGTATGTTATCAGACTTATTAATAACTATAGATTTTACTTTAGTTAATGTTGTACCTAATACATTATATAATCTATTAGAGATAGCTATAGAATCATTCCAGGTTTGTGGATCTTCAGATAGCATAACATTAACCATAGTACCTTGCTTATAGATTACTCTTCTAGTATTAAATACACAAGGTTCGAAGAATAGTTTATCATAGACTAAACTATCATCTTTTATAAATAGATCACCATCTTTAAAAGAAGTAATCATTTCATGTGTATAACAAGTACCAGCTTCTTCTTTAGAAGTCCAGTTATAAAGTCTATAAGTTTTAGTAGTACCAGACTTATAAGTAACAGTAATATTGTTAGAAGTTACTTTATCTACAGTACCATCTTCTTCTGCAGTTACTACAAACTTAGGACCTGCTTTTATAGGTACTATGGTTTCATAACCAGTTAGTACTCTAGAAGCTGTCATGTTATTCGTAGCTACAATGTGAGAGCTCATGATAGAGCTAAAGTTGCAAATACTTTCGTATAATACTCGACTATATCTTATCCTATACTTCTATAGGATCCTTCCATTTCCCTTACGGTACGCTATAGTATTCTGACTATAGTCTTACTAGTCTGTGAACGTTCTTAGTTGTTACTAAGCTTCGCTGCTGATTGGCATTTTAAAGCGTTCCAGCAATTAGAAAGGTTTATAGAGACCCAACTATACTCAAGCCTCTTAGCATCATCTGTTATACCGAATGGTGTTAACATACTAGATGTACTTAGCATATTCTCCCATTTCAACTCGTTACTCTCTTTGCTAGTGTCTAACAGACCATTGATAGTACTTATATTAGGATTAGCTGTCATATAGGCTGTTATACCTACAGAACCACTATCTTTAGTAGCTTCTGATACTATACCTACTTCTGTAGTATTGAACTCTCTAGTACGTTTAACCATACCTTCTTTTCCTCTACCACCATCTCCTAAGTATGTAGTATCTTCTTTCTGTTTAATAAAAGCTAATGGATTAAGATCATCTACAGCTACTTTACTATTATCTCCCATTATCTTCTGTAGTATAGCATATTTATCTAGTACTATATTAGCTCTGCTAAACATACTAGCATTCTCATAGTCTTTATAAGCATATACTAATGTCTTATAGATTATACCAGCTATACGTTCATAACCTTTAAACATCATGTCAGTAACAGAGTTAGGGTGCTTAAAGTTATTATCTAAAAGCATCTCAGTAGCTTCTATTAATAATCCTGTAAAACTCTCTGGACCTTTAGTCTGTTTAATAACATTCATAGTCATAGGGTCTATAAACATAGATTCTAATATGTTAATTTCATTTACATACTTTACAGAACTACTTAAGTTACTATAGATAGTAAAGTACCTATGCCATATGTTAGTAAAACTAACTCTAGAGTTAAATTCGTTTATATTAAAATCTTTAATAAGTTTACCTATAGTACTAAATCCGGCTAGTATAAGATCCCCTATACCATAGTCCCTAGTTATGATTAAGTTAACATCTTTAAACTTAAAGCTATATTGATCTTTCTCTAGTTTAACTCTAGTTTTACTTATAGAGTATTTTACTTTAAGTAGCTTCATTAGGTTTTCTAATCCTAAGTAGTAGCTTAGTAGTAATCCTATAGGTATAGCTTCTTTAAGTAGAGCTACTCTTACGAACTCTATAGGCATTTCGTCACTATCTATATTAATAATATCGAATAGATTACCTAATTCATTTAGTTTACCATTCTTTATTTCATATAGTGTGTTCATAAAGTCCATAGCTAAGAAGTTATCTTTATAAGTACCTACTATAACTACAGTACCAGCTTCTAGTTTAACTACATCATCTGTAGTATAACCTGGTAGGAATGTAGCTCTATTATCGTAGTTAAAGTTAAAGCTATACTCTCCATAATCGAAAGATTTTACCATAGAGGCTATCTGCGCATATAGAGTAGGTAGTTTAGCATCTGGTATCTCTATACCTAATGAAACTACGTTATTACATTTAGCATCATAAGCTTTATTCTTAGGATCCTCTTTAGCTCTTAGTTTCTTATAGAACCATTTACCTACATTAGCATCAAAAGCATTAAAAGCTTTACCTACAAACAGTTTACCATAGTAAGAACTAAGTACTACTGTAGTAGGGTCTATTTTACGCAAAAAAGTATCAACGCGCTGGCTCCTAAGGAGATACGTCGAATTATTTATACGAAATGTACCATCTTCGTTTATATAAGGTATATCAAATTTCAATGTAGTTTTCTTACCTGTTATATTCATAATCTCTACTACATGTTCTTCTATATCACCTGTTATATCAGATACATCATTTACAGTATAGCTTAATATAACATTATTAAGATTCTGTAGGCTATATACAGTTCTAGTTATATCTTTTCTATATTGTTCTCTTAGGTATTGTTTCTTAGCAGTAGCTGCTATATTCTTATTGATAGCTTCGTCGAATATAAGTACATTAGAAGCTATAGTAGCTTCAGTATCGTTTATAGTAAAGTTATCAAACTCTCTATCTAGCATCTCTGCTACAGTACCGCCATCTTTACCTACTATAAAAGGATTCTTAAGATCATTCTGTTTATTAAAGCTATCCAGATAGCTCTTATAGGTAGCTTTACTAATAGCTTTAGTCTCTAATAGATAGTCTAGCTCTTTTAGTGTTTTACCAGCTAGTTCATCTCTATAGTTATACTTCTTAAGTTCTTCTATAGATTCAAATACTCTATTAGTAGCTTTAGCTATCTCAGCATCTCTTTTATCTATTTCAGTTAGATCAAAATCTCCTATCTCTGGTATAAACGTATCTAAATCTAGATCTATTAGATCAGATCTATTTTCATCTTCATACTCTTTAAGTACATCATTAACAGATAGTTTATCTTTCTTAGCTATAGACTTAGCAGTTCTTACTAGCTTTTTCATAGCTATATCTTTATTAATACTCTTATCTACTTTAGATAGTACTGATGGAGTACTAGTTAAGAACTTACTTAGTGTAATATATAGTAAGTATCTTATAGTTTCAGCTTTAGCTTTTTCGCTAACATAAGAACTAGTTTCTAAGTTAATATCGTTATAACCTAATGCTTTTAGAAAGTTATCTAAACTCTCTGTATTAACAGAGTATTTATTACTACTATACTCTTCTACTATAGTATATAGATAATCTAGATTTATTAACATAGATTTATTTTCAAAGCTTACTAATAAGTTAGTTAAACCTAATTTACTATTAGCTATCCTATTAAATAAACTAGTAGATTTAGTCTCTGGTGTTAACCATTTCCATAGTTCTATTAAGTTAAAATACTTATAGTCTAACTTACTTATAGCTACATTAGATAGTTTCTTACTAAAGCTATCTAGTTCTGACATACTAGGTAAGTTCTTAGGTATATCGAATAGTATAATTCTATTATAACTAGATAGTGATTTAAGATCATCTAGCATCCTATTAGCTACGTTGTTATACTTATTAAGATTTATACTAGGACTATTAGTATAACTATATAAATAATTTAAACATCCATAGTTATAGATTATGTTATTACCTTTATTCTCTATTACATTAGGAGGTAAGAACTTAAACTTCTTCTCTTCTTTCTGTAGTATAGATATAGTCTCTTTAGGATCATTATTAAGTTTAAAGCTACCTTCTGTTATAGATCCAAAGTTAGTAGGTGTTACTACATTAACCTTATTAAGATTACTAAAGTAAGGTATAGATCTACTTACAGACTCTAAAGCATCTGTAGGTTTAAAGTAATAGAATATAGTTTCATCTGGTATTATTAAACTATCAGACTTAACCACTGGAGGTTCTATAAAATCTATTAGTTTAGTTAACCCAACTACTTCGTAAATATTGTTAAATTTAGCCATATTTACTCCTTAGGTCAAAATTTCAGTTATGCCCAGCATTTATAAGGAAAACCTTACTATCTCGGGATTTTTGATCAATACGATACTATACTATATAGAAAGGACAGCCTATGGGATTTTTCGATGGTTTATTCAATACAGACGTAAAATACGATACTATAAAAGATGAATATACTCTTGTAGGTATGTTAGGTTTAAAAGAAGTTACTAATAGATACGGTAATGATAATCTAAAGATGATATTTCATTCACTAGGACTTACAGAGTCTAAGTTCTACGGATGTTTTAAATATGAAGTAATCTCTATATTACAAGATCTTATTAAAAGACCTAATTATTATGTTAATGTTAAGAAGATAAAAGAAGTCTTAGATAAACTATTAGACATGACAGAAGATAAGATATTAGATCCTGATAATAAGTTAAACTTTAAGAATATAGAGAAGATGAAGTTTAAACCTTTTGATTACCAATCAGAACTATTTAACCACTATGAATCCTATAAGAAAGATACTGGTAATAGAGGACTATTAGTAGGAGCTGCAGCTGGTACTGGTAAAGCACTAGCTAATGGTACATTAGTAAAATCTTCTATAGGTTGGGTACCTATAGAGAACCTTAAAGTAGGAGATAGAGTACTAGGTGTAGATAGTAACTATACTAAAGTAATTGGAGTATATCCACAAGGCAATAGAATGCTCTATAGAGTTACATTTCAAGATGGTAGAACTATAGACTGTGATGGAGAACACTTATGGACTATCTATAGCTATAATAAAGATAAAGATAAGAAAGATCTATCTACTCTAACTACATTAGAAATAAAAGAGCTATTAGATACACAGTTTACTACTAACTATAGAAATAAATATGGTATCTACATACCAGGTGTATCTTCTAGACATACTGATATAACATTACCTGTAAATCCATATGTACTAGGTACGCTATTAGCTACTGGTAATATAACTAATGCTCTTATTATAAATACTAAAGATAAAGGTGTTAGAGCTAACTTAGTTAGTAAGTTACCATCTGGTATCAAACTAGATACTATAGACTCTACTAGAATAGTAGCTAATAGTGAAACTACTAGTTACTTACCAGTACTTAAACAGTTTAAGTTACTTAATACAGTTAATGATGAACTCTATATACCAGAAATCTATCTAGATGCTTCTGAGAATCAGAAACTAGAGCTACTACGTGGTATGATGGATATAACTGGTTATGTTAACCAGTGGGGTGATACTGTAATGTATCTAGATAATAAAAGGTTAGTTAATTCAGTATGTAAGCTAGTATGGTCTTTAGGTGGTTTATGCTATACTAAAGAACCTGATATTAGATTAGAAGATATTAAAGATAAATCTATAATAAGAAAGTATAGGTTAGTTATAAAACTAAATGTTACTGATGCTATTATAACTAGAGTAACTAATGGAGTTGAAAATCTATCTGCTCCTATAGAAGAGTATAACTTAGTACGTATAGAGTCTATAGATAAACTCTACGATGGTTTAGCTACTTGTATAAAAGTGGAAGATCCTAAAGAGCTATTTGTAATAGAGAACTATATAGTAACACATAATACCTATATATCATTAACATTTAGCGAAATGCTAGAAGCTGATAAAGTATTAGTAATATGCCCACTACCAGTACTAGAGAAAGTTTGGGTTAAGTCTATAAAAGAAGAGCTTTATAAAGATAGCTCTAAGAATACTATATGGAGCTCTAAAGGTCCTATAGCTTATACAGATGAAAAGTTTATACTATGTCACTATGAAGCATTAGAATCTTTATACTCTATACTACCTAAGATAGCTGGTACTAGACTTACTGTTATAGTAGATGAATCTCATAACTTTGCAGATCCTAAATCTAAGCGTACTATATTACTACAAGATATAATAGCTAGATCTTTTACTAAGAATCTATTTTTACTATCTGGTACTCCTATTAAATCATATTCTACAGAGATTATTAATATAGCTAAACTAGTAGATGGTAAACTAACAGATGATAACTTTACTAAACTCTATAAGATCTATTCTAATCCTAATAAGTTCTTTAGATCTATACTACCAGGTCGTTATAACGATATGACTTACGTTATAGAGAAGAAAGAAACTGAGCTAGAACCAGTTAATAAGATATACTTACCTGTTAAACTTAAGAACTCTGATGTTTATACATTACCTTACATACGTAACGAAATGAAAACATTTATATATAATAGAATAGCAGAGATAGAAGCTAATATGCCTAAGTATTTAGAAACATATGAACTATGTCTTAAGTTAGCAGTAGAGAATGGTTTTGAAAAGAAGACTAGCTATACTATAAAACAATATAGAGATCTAGTAGCAACTATACAAGCTGCTTATAAGAAGAAACAGTTAGGGTTTATACCTAAAGAGATGGAGTTAGCTAATAAGATAGAGAATGCTATTAAGAACTATCTACCTAATGAGTTAGCTAAACAATGGGTAGATATAAAAACACTTATTAAGTATCCGTTACTTAAAGTACAAGGAGAATGTTTAGGTTTAGTAGTAATGCGTGCTAGAATAAATTGCCATAAAGATATAGCCGCTAGTTTAGACTATACTAAGATACTAGATAGTACATTAAAAGATACTATTATATTTAGTAACTATGTAGAAGTATGTGATACTGTAGTAAAACAGTTATCTAACTTAAAACTTAATATAGCTACAGTATATGGTTCTACTACACATCTACTTAATAAAGAAGTTAAGAGATTTACAGAAGATAAAACTTGTAATCCATTAGTAACTACTTATAAATCTCTATCTACTGGAGTACCATTAACTAATGCTAATGTAATACTAGCTATAGATCTACCATTTAGAATGTATGTATTTGAACAAGCCATATCGAGAGCATGGCGTGTAGGTCAAGATAGTCAAGTAGTAGTCTATATACCTTCTTTAGATACTGGTAGTATACCTAATATAAACCAAAGGAATTTAGATATTATAAGCTTCTTTAACGAAGAGGTTGAAGCACTAACTGGTTTTAAATCAGCAGTAGATGTAAAAGCTACAGATGATATTAACTTAGAGTCTATAGATAAATTTGATATGTATCTTAAAGACTATGATACTGAAATGATACACCATAAAGCTCTCTTATGGTAACTATGTAAATAACAAGGAAGGTGTATATGGAATACTCTACATATGATCCAACTAACGATGATCCAACTGTAAATTATAAAGGACCTGTTCAAGCTCCAATGGATAATACTATGGGTACTACGCAACAAGTAGTACCCAATCCTAGTATGAATCCTAATATGAATAACTATGATCCTACTACAAGTTATAACAGTGGTTATAACTACCAATCTAATGTAGGCTATAATAATTATAATAACTATAATAGTACTCCTAATGATTCTATATGGGGAGAGTTTATATTTCAGATACTATTTATAATAGTAATCTTCTTAACTCCATATCTATTCTTTATACTTAAGAAAGCTTTACTTAAGTTTAACTGGTTATCACCACGCATAGCTACTATGCTAGAAAGATTAGAGCCAGTATTTACTAGGATGTTTCAGAAAGTAGGAGGTAAGTTTCTATCTAAGAAGCTACATACTAATATAAATGCTATGCCTGCTGAATCCACTACTATAGTAGCTGAGACTATATCAGATTCTCTTAAAGAGAAGCTTAGGGTAGATCCGAATGACCCTGCTTATATGTATCAAGAGGTTACTACAGTAGAACAAGTACAACAACCTAGTATGGAAGATGATCCTACTGTAAGCTATGGTAAAACTAAGATAACAGATGAGAATGGTAACTCTGTAGTTATTACAGATACTACAGTATCTAATAAGACTATAAACGAACCTTCTCCTAGTAGCTCTATTAGAGATAAGATCAATATACTATTAGATAACGATGATGAAAAGCTAGAAGGTCTAGAAGCTTATGATCCACACGAGGTAATAAAAAGAAACTTAGGAAGGACTAAATCATGAACGCATTACAATATACGTTTAACAATATGATAAGAATGGAGATACCTATAGAGATACTAGAGCTAGCTTTTCCACAAAAGAGAGGTACAGCGCCATTATCTATAGAAGAGAGAATGCTTATAGAGTGTATAAGACCTATAGTCATGACAGATATGAATGCTCTAGGTGGTGAGTTAGCTTACTTATCAGTAGGACAATGTAACTTAGTAGCTGTATCAGATTACTCTTATAACGAACAGTTAGGTTCGTTTATTATAGACGTACCTAAGACTATAACTAATAATAAATCTATAGTCTCTGTACTGTCATTAGTACTAGGTGATTATAATGGAAATGGTGTATCTGGAGATGCTATGATGCAACAGTGTGTATCTCCAGTAGTAGCAGACGGTATGAGACTATTAGGTACTATGCAACCTGCTAATATAGTACAAACCGCTAGATTAGAGCTAGTAGGAGAGAATAAAGTACTAGTAGAGGCCTATCCGCCATTCATAACTTATGGTATACTTAAAGTTAATTTAGCTAATAATGCTAACTTAGAGAATATACAACCAGGTTATTATACACAAGTGTCTAAACTAATAACACTAGGTGTTAAAAGATATGTTTATAATAAACTAAGAATACAATTAGATATAGGCCATATCTATGCAGGACATGAGATACCATCTTTTAAAGAGATAGTAGATAGCTATTCAGATGCTGGAGAGCTATATGCAGAACAGTTAAAGGTATGGGGTAAGGTATCTGTACTTAATGATAGTAGAAAGATGTCCCAATATACTTCTACTATGATAGGTATGATGGGTTAATATAACTAAGATAGAGTAGAGTACTATATGTACTCTACTCTATCTATATTTAGTTACTGCTTAGGCTTTTGGTTAGCAGACATAAACCTTTGTAATATCTTCTCTACTTGTTCTAGTTTGATCTCTAGTGTTCTATATCTTACAGATTGTTCTTCGTATAGTACTCTCCAAGATTTATTATAAGATCTAGCTTGATTAGCCATCATCTTCTTATAGTTATTATAGTCAGTATCCGATATAAGTACTGTAGGGCCACCAGGTTGTTCTGTCATATCTGGTTTAATACTTATAGTATCATGTACCATAGTAGCTATATTCTCATATAGAGTATCCAAGTTAATGTTATCAGGTACTAGACCTAAACTTAATGTAATAAGTCTCTCTGTAGCTGTATAGCCTATAATGGCAGGCATCTCTTTAATTCTATCTGCAGGTACATATAGAAACTGTTGACCGTCTACAGCTAGTGTAATGATAGGTACATCACCTTCTAGATCCTCTATAAAGTCATCTTTAGTTAAACCATGTTTAATATAGATGTTATTAAGAGGATCTAAACCATCATCGTGAAATGATTTAATCTTACGTATCTCTACTACTTCATACTCTTTTTTATTTATATCTGGATCATCAGCATATGGAGCATGAAATATGAATACTCCTCTAGTGTTAATAGGGGGGACTGTATATTTCATATTGAACTTCCTTAGGTATATTATAAATCAGCGATTGATTAGCTTATAAAGAAAAAAAATAAAGATATATTAGGGACTATAGATCCTACATAGGATCTATAGCCGATTAGCTAAAACTAAGCTGCCAGTTGTACTTGAGACTTTAATTGTTTCAAATACAACTCTAGTTGAGGTATCATAAACTTATAATACCTGTCTAGATAGTCAAAGTTTCCACTATACAGATCTACTTTACGGTAGATCTCTACGATTCTATTAATCTCTCTCAAAGTAGCATCAGGTACTATGCCGAGATAATATCCGATGTCTGATAGTAGATTAAAGAACCTATCATGTCTAGACATGATAACCTCCTTTCTGCTAGTATACTCTGAATATACTAGCTAAAATAAAAGAGTACGTAGAAGCGTTTAGCTTCTACGTACTCTCTATATTAATAATATCTAACTGTATTATATTCATTTCTATACTAACTAAATATAATCTACAGATAGATACTTTACTAGTATCGATCTGTAGTCTAGTTTTATTTTACTATTTCATTAGTTATATTAGCTATAGTAGCTAATGCTTCTCTACCTAAGCTAGTGTCTATCTTAGGGTTTAAATGTATCATCTTAGCACTATCTATAATATCACCTTCTGTACTAAATCTTATAAGACTACCTTTAGTCTCTATAACTACATGCTCTTTAAACTTTATATAGACAGAACCATCTTCATTAGTTCTAACACTATCTATACTATCTAGTAGCATATTTAACTTATCTTCTTTAGACTGTGCTATAGCAGGTACTTCATAACGTTTAGTAGTTATAATAGCACTTACTTCTTTATTAACATTATTCAGTATTCTATTATCTGTTTTAGGTTTATCTAGTCGCATATTACATTCCCACTTCCTGTTACTAATATACCGCCACAATTAACAGCATCTCCTATTCTAACTACTCCTCTACCATTACAAGTTACATCTGTAGATGCTACTGCAGATGCTCTACTATGTACAGGAGATGGAGATGGTGAAGCATGTGGTTGTATAGCATCTCCTAACCTATGAACTCCTAACCCATTACATATAGTATCACTACTAGCTTCTATTACATTAGTAGGTGGAAAGCTACCATGTCCTGATGCTATATCTGTTAATCTTACTACTGGTGGCATAGCTATTCAAACTCCTTCTTTAGTTCTTCTAGTGTATCATAAGTATACTTCTTACCATTCCTATAGATACTATGTTTTACTATTTCATCTCCTACTATAGTAAAATTACTTAGTAGGTATGCTTCTAGAAACAACTGTGTATCTATGTTATTATTTCTAATAACTAATATATCTACGTCACTACTTACAGACTCCTCTTTAAACTTAGCTACAGTACCTTCTACTTCTAATAGAGTTTCTAATTGTGTCTTATATTGTTCAAATGTAGCCTCTAAGTATAGTGGTTTTAACGCAGCTAATGTAGGTAGTTCATTACCATCTTTATCTACTAAAGATTCTACCTCCCAAGTACGATACTTATGTGTTACTGTAAACTGAAAATCATATGTAGCATCTCTAAACCTACCTATAGATTGCCAATTACTACCATCTAGCTTTATCTTCTCTTTAGGATATATATTGTCTTTAGTAGCATCTTGAAAGTTAAACGTAAGTACTTTACCAGTTATTACACCATTATTATCTATCTTAAGTTCATTAGGTATATTACCAGATAGACTCCACTCTATAGTCTCTTTAAATAACTTAGTTTCACTATGTTCTATAGTATGTTTAAAGTAATGAGTTTCCCATGGATTTATAGCATGGTATAAACCAGATTGATTAGTTATTCTACCAGTTGATGTTATAGTAGATTCCATATCTCTATTACCTCTTAGTTCAACTTGATAAGAGGAGCATTCATAGTCATAGTACCACCAGATTTACAAGTAGATGTACCAGATGCTGATAGGTTATAAGCTCCACCTACTTGTGTAGTTTTATTACCAGATACATTACCAGTTTGATTACCACCTATAGTCTCTTTATCTTCAGCTCCTATCTCTACAGTTCTATTAGAACCTATCTTATGCGTATAGTTCTGCCCTGTAGTTATAGTAAGATCTCTATCATGGCTTATAACTATATCGTTATTGATTCTTATATTAAGTATACCATCTACAGATTTAAGTTCTGTATAGTTACCTTGCTGATCTACTAGTGTTACTATACCATCTGCTGTATTAAATATAAGATCATACCAGCTAGCTTCGCCATCGTTATTAGCAGTATGAAATACTACCTCTTTATTTCTAGTATCTACTAGCATATAGTATTGTTCTTCTCCAGAAGGTTGATTAGGCTTAGCATCATCCTTATTAGAGAATCCATATATAACTTTCTCTCTCTTACGTATATTAGTACTTATAGAAGCCCAATAGTATTCATCATTACCAGCATATTGGAATAGATGTACCATCTCTCCTATAGTAACATCTGGCGCTGTGATTCTATTAGAGTTATATAGATTCAGCCACTTAGCAGTTACAGATTTACCTTTCTCTACTTGTAAAGATGTAGTCTTACCAGACATATTTACATTATTAAGAGATTTCTTCTCTTTTTCGTTATAGTCACCTTCTAAGGTAGGCATAGACTCTACCATAGTTACTTCTATACTATAACCATCTTCAAGTTTATCTTTAACTACTTGACCCATACCTACCATTTTATAATTTGTATTTAAACTATCCATATCTCTAATATCCTAACTCTGAAATTAACACATCTGAAGATTTATAGAATCCTAGTGCTTCTAATACGACATACATCATACCGCAGTTATCTTTTACTATACGTTTATAGTTAACACAGTTAAAGAGTTCATCTGGTAGACCTTTGCCTTCTATAAGACTCATAGGTGGTCTAAATGTACCTATATTCTTTTTACCATACTTCTTAAGAAATACTCTAAACCTATTAGCTAACTCTTGATCTTTTAAAGACTCTAAGTAACTATTCATTCTAGCTTCTGTATCTAAATTAGTAGGTACTTTAACTACATTGTAAGTAGGTTCACCAGGATAACCATATTTATCTGCAAATACCTCTTTCCATAGTAAGTGATGTATATAAGGAGATTTCTCAGGAGCATCTTTATAAGATGTAGGATCTTTTATCTTATCAGTACCAAGTACTTCAGTACTACCAGTTTTAATCTTAGCTATAATCTCTCTTTCTATATCAGCTACTCTTTTTACATAACTATATAGATCTAATTTCTTATGTTCTCTTAATGTAGCACGTATCTCGTCCATCATACCATGTCCAGCATTTCTATACTCTGCAGATATGCTAGAAGCTAATAAGTGTACACCTTTTATTTCAGCTTTAGGTTCTCTAAGTACGTTACCTTCTTTTATAGAAACATCTGCAAAATAGTGCTTACTAGCATTCATAGTTACGAAACTATTCCACATGAACTCATTTTTCATCTTCAGTGTTTCAAACTTACTCTTATCTAAGTTCATATTACCAGATAGTGTTTTAATATAGTGGTCCATAGTCTGGGTAGCTATTGTCATCATTGTAGATGCTACGCCTATAGGATCTCTATCTTCTCCATTACAATTCTCTTTATACCAACGTGTCCAATCGTCATAGGTAGCACAAGTACTATCTGTATCTGATAACACTATACACTTTCTCATAAGCTCTTTTATATAAGCTATGTTGATAGGACCTACTTTAGTAATAAGTAAAGCTTGTATTAGATCTTTATACTCTGTAAGACCTTCTGCTACGTATTTAGCAGTAGAAGCTAGTAGATCTAATAGTTCACTACCTACCATCTTATCATACTCTATAACTTTACCTTTGATAGCATCTTGACATATGTTATGTACATGAGATTGTACACCTTCTTGTACGTTCTCTATATCTTCTAGTTCAGTCTCTGGTGTAGTATAACCAGTCTTAGTAGAACTAAGTCTAGCTATAAGTTTAACCATAATATCTTTATTCAATCTTCTAAAGTTAAGTAAATCATTCGTATAGAGTACTGCTGCTAGTTCTAGTTTACTTAACTTACCTAAGTATTCTCTAATGTAATCTAATTTAGCTGGTATATTCCAAAAGTTTTCAGTACTCTCTTTAACCATAAGCATAACATCAGATACTTCTGGATATACTATACCATATTTATCTATTACTTTCTGTAATCCTTCTAGATCAGCATTAGCTAGTACACTACTTATATAGTTCAATACGCTATCTGGATCTCTAAATATCTTATTACCAGATATAATAGATTCAGTTACTGCATTACCTATAGAGCTAACACATCTAGTTACTGATGTTAATGTATAGTGTGCTGATGGATTATATAGTATAGTACTCTTACTAGCATATGCTCCAGATAGAGAGTTATTAAATATCTTTCTAGTCTTTTGCATATTATCGTAATACATAGCTTTGTCTTTATCACCAGTTTGTGTATAATAGAATAGCTTCTTTTTATCTTCTTTTCTAGCTTTAATATTAACACTAATAAACTCTGCGTGTAAAGATTTCTTAATACTAGGATGTACATAAGCTGTAAATGATGGTACTAGTACATTATGTTCATCTTGTACAGATTTTATATAACTAAGTAATGGTTCTGTATCTATAAACATATCTCCATTCTCAGATCTATGGTTAAACTTAACTATAGGATTTTTAATAGGATATGATTTAAGTACAGCTATTACTTTCTTTCTAGCTTCTTCTACTGGTATGCCTTTAGATTTACTAATAAATATGCTTGCTTGTTTTATATATTCAGACTGTGGATCTAACCTATTTAAATATTCTTCAGTCTGTTTCTTAAATACTAATTTATCTACCATAACGTATTACCTTCTATTCTGTTCTTTAACGTCTACTAAATCTTAAAAAATAATAATAATAGTAACTAGAACCATAAGGTTCTAGTTACTACGTTCTCCATATCAAAAATCTAATCTAAATTGGATTTTATCATACTAATATATAACTATATTTTTTTATATTCTATTTTACAACCGTAGTAGCCTAACTCTGTTAACTTAGCTGCTACTATGTTAATATCTTCTGTATTAGCATTAGGTATTTCTATCATTAGCTTAAGTTGTTCAACTTCTTGTAAGCTATCCATATCTATATACTCTAATGGTATCAATACAGTGTTCTTATTAACAGCTTCAAATAGTATATAAGTAAGATCTTCTATAGCGTAATCTTGTTTAAGGTATCTCTTAACTTTCTCATGTAGAGTATGTATATCTCTATATGTCATAGCTCTATCTGCTGTTAATATACCTAGTACTTTCATACTTCTATAGCTACCACCTAGTTCAGTTGGAGCTAGTGTTACAAAATCATATCTCTTGTGTAACTGTACCATCTTCTATAGCCTCTCTATTTGCGATATTCATATTAAGAGTATCATAATTAACCAGTGAAATATTCTGTACTGGTATATGATAGGTTAGTATCATACTACCATACTCTTCTATAAGTTCACGCAAAAGAATACTTATAGCTTCTAGCTCTAATCCATTAGTATTCATATAGACATGTTTACCAATCTCTGCTATCTTACTATTAATATAGTTATACTCTAGATCACCTTGTATAAACCTTGCTGATAGCTCTACTATATCTTCTAGTATACTATATATACTAGCTCTATTACTAGTAGGCTCTAATGCTTCTATAAGCATACTTAGTTTACCTATTACAGGTAATCTTATAAGATCAGTACTCTGTACCATTTACTACCTCCTGATCAAAACATACCATTATAGATTGTTCTAAAGTACCATCTGGACTATCTATACTAAGTAGATCGTCCATAGTAAGACAAGCTACTGATACACTTATTATATCAGTACCCCATACCCACTTTACTGGTAAATAACCACAACCTATACCAGTCTTAATATTACTACCAGTCATAAACTCTTCATCGTTATATTTTATATTATACATACCTAATAACCTAAGTAAGTAATTAGACATCTCTTCAAATACTCCACTTACATAGAGTTGATCTAATTCATCTTCTAATATAAGATCAGAGTTAAATGGTATTTCATTAGCTCTTATATAGCTAGATATGTTCTGTATATCGATTTGTATAGGAAAGAAATAGTTACCACTATAACTAGTATCTGTATACTCCATTAGATTCTTATAACTATAGTTAGTTATAAGGTAATCTACTATAAATCTAAATAAGCTATAGTCATACTGTTTATGCATACTATTATATTTAGATTCAAAACTATCTACGTACCATCGATAAAAATTAGATAGGTCTACGTGATGTAGACCTATCTTAACTCCTCTATCTATAAGCTCTTTAACTTTAACCGATAGTATATCAGATGGTAGTAAGCTACCTACTCTCATATTCTACTCCTTAGTTAGCTCTAATACTAACTTATCATTACTACTATCTAATCTAGTTACATTAACTTCTTTATAATCTATATCAAATACTAGATTAACCTGATGTTCTAACCAGTCTGTTAATGTAATAAACTTATTATTAAAATCATCTTCTTTAATAAGTTCAAATAGCTGTATAGGATCTTTCTTAGAACCTATACCGATTAGAAAGTCTAAACCTCTTACTACTAACTCGTTATATAGACTAGCTTGTTTAAGTTTATTAGTACTATAGTGTTCTATTAGATATAACTCTAGATCACTACCGTAGATTAACTTATTAATTATAGCTGGTCTATATTTAGTTAGATCTAATACTTTAGTCTCCATAGCTTTAATTAACCTTTACTAAATATCTTAATACTAAACTACCATATAGCTTAAAGTCAGCTTTATAGAACTCTATAGTAGCACGTTTATCAGAAGGACCTATATAGTTTCTTATTAGATAGCTTACTATTGGCTCTAGTATATTATCTCTATAGTTCTCTATATACTCTCTCCAGTATCTTATACTATGCTTATCTTCTATAAGATTTCTATATTCAGATACTTCTCTTAGTATAGCTCTACTAAGTATACCAGGTGTATATTCAGTTCCAAAGTTATAAGTAAACCTGTAATCTATATACCTACCTATAACTTCTCCTATAGCATCTAAGCCTTCTTTAGGTATCATAGGTAGACCTTTAGGACATATCATATCTTTTACTAATATATCCACTCTAACATCACCTAGTTTACTATCAACTGCTATGATCTTAGAAGATATTCTAGCTTCATCTGGAGCTATACCAAGTTCCATTAGAGTACCCATAAGCTCTTCATCAGTTCTTAATAGATTAGTCATATCGTTTAGATACTCTATTATTTCATCTTTATGATTCATAATTCTATATCCTCTCTAGTTAGAAATCTATATAGCATATACCATTCTGTATATTAGAAAACTCTGGTATATGTAATATATCTAGATAAGACTCTTTATACCTATAAGAAGCTATTTCTCCTAATGTGTATATATAGATCTCAAAATCTTTAATAGAGAATACTATTAAGTTATTTTCTATATATGGTAATATAGGTACTATATAGTTATCCCAATAGTCATCTAGTAATCTTAATACTAAACTCTTACTGCTAGGATCTAATATATCTAGATATTTATCTTCTAAGTGCTCTTCTATAGATTTATTTCTATCTACCTGATAGAAACACCAGCCATTCTTATTAAAACTAGATCTCCTATAGAGCTCTAAGAAGAACCTATTAGACTCTTCAGCTACTCTACTTCTAATATATTCCATAAGCATAAAGCAGCTACAGATGATAGGAGATAAGTTACCTTCTATTCTATCAAACTCTTGTCTAGAAGCTCTAGCTGCTCTAAGTACTGACTCTATCTTAGTTAACCTAACATCTATAGGTATCTCTGCTACAAACTTAATATGTTTTTTAGCTATACGAAATCTATTAACCTCATCTAGAGCTAGTGGATTACTAAACCTCTTGTTCATATTTCACTCCTACTAACAGTTATAATATAATCTTTATAATACTTATTTAAACTAACTTTAGTATCTATATTAAGATTAACTCTTTTAGACTTACAACCTAACAGAAATTGACTTAATGTAAGATGTACTATATCGTTACTATAGATCAATACAGTAGCTATCCTATCTATATCAGCTTGTGATATGTTATAGTCAGCTTTATCATATTTAGACTCTATATTAAATCCAAAGTTTACTAGTATCTCTTGTACGATTATATATAGTGTTACTAGGTTAATCTCTACATAACCTGATTTAGTAAGCTTATTCTTTCTATTAAGAACAGTTACTACTTCATCTGGTATGAATAAGCCATACCTATCCTTTGTTTCATTAGTTAACATATACTTATTAACCTTTCTATAAGCAATATTCAACTTATTTCTAACTCTAAAATAATATAAACCTAGAGAGATACCATAGTGGTATCTCTCTAGTTATTATAGGAACATTCCTGTTTCATCATCCTCAGCAGCATGAGTTGGAGCTTCTATCATAGTAGCTTTAAGTTCATCTTGTAGTTTAGCAGATGCACTATTAAGCTCTGATAGTTTACTTATCTCTTCTTTAAGTAAACCAGAAGATGCTACTATATGCAATGGAAATGATTTCTCTCCAAATAGAGCTAAAGCATTTTCAGATACTACAGTACCTATCTTATGGTGTAATACATTAAGACCAAACTCAACATCTTTACCAGGTGCTGTTAATGTTCTAGCTACTGTAGGTATACAATAGTTAGGTAGTTTGATTTCACCATTACCAGTGTGTACAGATAGACTATATAAACCAGCTGGTGTTTTAATACCTTTATAATCTTGCTGGTTAATAAAGTTAGCCATATCTGTAGAGTCTAGAGATTCATTTTCTCCAGATAGGAATAGTGACATGATGCCCATTACATTCTTAAACCTATCATTAGCTATAGATTCACCTTTAGTTTGTGAAGCATCCATCTCTGCATTATTAACATAGTATGTAATAAGACATTTACCTTTATCAGTAGCTTTCTTATTCAATGTTGCTAATACAGCTTGAGTATTTCTAAGTTTAAGAGCATCTCCTGAATCGCCTATAACTAGAGCAAATGTAGGAATATTCTTATCCATTAAGTACTCTGCTAATAGTATACCGATGTTACTACCAGAGCCACCACTAGCACTAAATACTAAACATACAAATGTGTTAGTTTCTTTCTTAGTAAGTTTAATTTTATCTAGGAAGATAGGAACGTTAGCATTGATCTCTTTAATCATCTCTATGCTTCTAGCTCCACCAGCGCCATTTATAATGTTCTTATCATTACTAGCTAATTTCTCTACTTTATAAAAGTCTCCTATAGGATCTATCATATCATAGTTATTTTTACTAGTATCTATAAAATGGTATTCAATAGTACTAAATCCATCTCCCATACCTTCAAGACCTTTAATAGCCTTACCAACTACAGAGGTACCACCGCCTCCAGCACCTATAACAACTAGTTTGTTACTCATTTCTTTATCCTTTTTTTTAATATATTTATAGTATTCTAAATTAACTATATAACGAGTATAGGTATGGCACTATATTAAGGCCATACCTATACTCTGCTTATAGCAACATCATTTTTTACTTAATAGTAGTTATCATCACTGTCATCAGGCAGATTACGTATTTCAGCCGTTATACTTTCTAGTGCGTCTACTATTGTGTTTCTAGTATCTGTAGAACAATAGCCTAGGATGCGTCCTAAAGATACTCTAGCATCTTCTAATTCGTCTCTAGCCGTTTTGGGTTCTTCTACCTCTTCTTCCTCTTCATCTGGCTCGTAATCTTCCCATGGTTTTGGAAAATTAGGATCATCGCAGCAGCATGGATCGACATCATCGTAGTAGTCCTCATCAGGCTCCTCATAGTCATTACGTTCTACTTCATCGTAGTCGTAATCGTCATCGTCATAATATTGCATTTTATCATCCTTATAAAAAATAGTTACATCAGTATGATTTTAAACATATCATTACACTTACGCCTCCTTATTTAGATAAGCTAACATAGAAAAGCTATATAAGCTTTCCTATATAAATAATATCTAACTGATATTGTGTCATCTTGACACATATATAGCTAGATATATCTACCTAAATAAGGATAGTAATACGAGTACAATAGGTCTAATATCACCTTTATCATTAGAGTACTATTTACTTAAATGTTTAAGTACATAGTTTAGCGTATCCGTTTCCGCACTGTAAGTAAGTTTACCATCTGGTGTGATATAGAAGCTTTTAGAAGCTAATAGATTATCTATTTCTTTTACAGATTCTTTAGTTACTACAGAGTTAAAAGATACCGTGTCGTATACTACTATACCGTTCTCCATAACGAATGTACAATATGGAGGACATGTAATATCATAGGCTTCTGTAATCTCTTTAAGTTCAGTTACTTCTTTTATCATTAGCCATTCTATATTAGGATCTAGTACCATAGACTTATATTTCTTCCAGAAGTCATTCTGTTCGAAGAACTCTGGATATGATTCTATTATAGATACCATAGATAGTTTAAGTAAGCTTTTACTAGTATCATATCTTTGTATAACACGTAGTATACTTAAACTTTGTAAATTGTCTTCTTTATTTTTAAGATAGCTATGTAGCTCTTTTAATCTATCTAAAGATAGAGCTGGAGCAAATATAGCTTCTTCTTTAGTCTCTAGTTCTTTTACTAGCTCTTTTAATCTTTCTGCTTTCTTTATATTATTTAGCTCTAACTTCTTAGCATGGTTTTTCATACTAGGTATTCTAATGTTTATAGTATATTCTATAGTACCAGTTTTTCTTTCTGATATAGTAACACCAGCAGTCATGCCTAAACTAAATACTAAAGCAGATATTTCATACGCTAGCTTTTGACTAGTAGTGCTATATGCAACTTTCTTATATTTATATAGACTACTTGTACCTATAGTGCCATCTGTATCTATTAAGCCGCTTAATAGCCCATATCTAAATCCTTTTCTAGTTCTACACCAGAACTCAGGAAGCTCTTTATTTATAGCTTTATGGCCTATATACTTTCTTAATAGATTAGCTACTGGTTTAAAGTTCCAAGTACTTTTACTGTGTTTATATATACCATTGTCAAACTCATGTTCCTCAGTATGTGTGTAAGCTCTTCCGCTATATCCATAAGATTTTAATATGGCTTCTATTTTAGATACGATATTATTCTCTACCGTGGCTAACATAATATCGTTAAGTCTGACGCCATGGTTAACCCAACCATCGCCTATAATAACTCCGAATAGATAACCTAAGTCAAAGTTAAGTTTAAACTTTACTCCACTCTCTACTATAGTATCCATAAGTTTATCTTTATTTATAAACCTATCAAATCCATTAATTAGTCTAGGTACTACCATACCTAATTCAGGATTAGTTCTAATATAGTTTAAGTTATCATCTAGAGTTACTATACTGTGGTCATTACTACATTGTATAGTACCAGCTTTATAGATCTTAACATTAAGCATCTTAAGATCTTTATGTACAGAATAAGATTCTGGATGTACCCATTTAAATTCATTATTCCATACTGTAAGCACTTCTATATCTTCTGGAACTTTATAGTACTCTGTATTACCTTTAGTTTCTATAAGTTCACCTCTAGGAAAGTCTTTTAAGTTGGCTAACCCATTAGTATACATTACTTTGTTATTTTTAACTGGCATTTCATCCTCTTTTGTGTTAGATTCAGAAAATGCGAACTTTTTATTAATAGTTCTATAGTAAATAAGGCCTATAGAGCAATCTCCGTCGAACAATTACATTATATCTAATTCGTTACTATAGATACAACCCTATTACGGGTTGCTTACAGTCTCCTGTAAGTTTAGACTATATCTCTTACTATAATATATAATAAGTTACTGCATTTCGATTTAAGAGGTTTTCACTCACCCACTCGGGCCCTACTCCTAATGCCGATATTTTTAGGGAGTCGGCTAAAGGATAGTCGTTGAACACACTTCATATCTATAACTATAGACTTAGAAGCTTCGCTGCGCCGGTTGCCTACATATCTAATAGCGTTTTTACTATGCTTACTGGATACATTACTCCGTAAGTATACTAGTCTATTTCTAGCTAGTAGTAGTATCTATTAGCTTTAAGGGTTTCCCGCAATTAACAGTAAATGACAATATAACGGTTAATCTTTAAAAAAATTTATCAGCTCCCAAACGAGATAAATGGCTCAAACCTGCAGAAGTACCTTGTAAATACTTCTCTCCTAGTACAGGATATTCAGGTAGCTCTAATGTCTCGTTATCTAAATAAACTTTAACAGATCTTCCATTTGCTGTTGTTTTTAAATAAACGCCGGAAGGATAGATCGATCCTAAGTTAATAACTGGATAACGAGTTACTGTAGCCTTAACATCTTTAGATACTTTAGCTACTGATATATAAATCAATTCTCCATATGTTATTGGTCTTAGTTTATTTACATTTACTCCATTAGGTATGTTGTTAGTATCTTTAACAACATAAATTTCTTTACCCCTATCTTCTACTAGAGCAATATAATCTTCTCCTAGCTTAGCATAATCATTCTTAATAACATCCTGCTTTAACTTATTAAGTATACTATTAAGTCCTACTGTAGTAGTCCAATAGTCTTTATCTTTAGTATTAGCAGTTTTAAAAGTAGTTTTCATAGTTTTACTATCTATTACTTTTACATTGTTATTAAGAGGGTTAGCTACACCTACTACAAAGTATTTAGTAATCTCGTGTATAGCTAACGGTAATATAGATTTAGCAAACTGATACAGACCTACTGTAGTATCGTTAAAAGATATTTTATTAGGATCTTTTAGATCTTTTACAGTGGTAGGTAATGAAGTAAGCACGTTTCTAGTACCATCCATTATACCTCTAGAAGCCCATTTAGATTGTATAAAACCTTTCTTACCATCTAATAGATTCTTAATATAGTAGAATATGTCCATAGCTATAAGTTGTACTCTATATCTATATGGATCAAACTGACTATAGTTAGATTCTTTTATAGAGTTATTACGTATAGTATTTACAGAACCTATCATCTTAGCATATAGAGTATTGATCTCATCTTGTGTAGGTCTACCTTTAGCATCTAGCTCTATATCTCTCATACCAGCTGGTATAACATAGAAATATCTAATTAGATTCTCTTTCTGTAGAGCTTTCTTAATAAGAGCTATAGCAAAGTCTCTAGACTTAGCTCCTGTAGATCTAAACTCTACTTGATCTAGATAAGACATAAGAAATTCAAATCCTGTAGAACCTTTAGGATCTTCTAGAAATACTTTAGCTTCTTTATTAAAGCTAGCTTTAACTTTACCAGAAGCTATCTTATCGTATATAGGATCTAAATCTAATAGTTGTTTAAAAGCAAACGGATGTATTATAGGTATCTTAAGATCTATATAGCCTGCTTTAGTCATTCTCTCTTGTGTACCTACTATACCAAATATAGATTCTGAAAATAATCCATTTTTATCAAATACTCTAGAGTTAGATTCATAAACAGCTAGAGAAGTAACTTCACCTAGAAACTTAAGATGTTCTGGTTTTATAGTAAGTAGATCGACATTAAATAATTTATCTAATGGTGTAGCCACATTAACACCTCCTAATATTAATATATAAAAAATCAGGAAAATCCAGCCTGTAAAGGCTTTGCTTGCCTGATCTTTAAGCCTATAGTAGGCTTATTTAAGATCTATTAAGTTTAAAAATAAGGAGAGTCATATGGCAAAAGATGACGATTTAGAAGGATTCGAAGATTTTGACTTCGACGATCTAGATATAGATTTTGATTCTGACTCTGGTAGTCTTGATAACGGTAAGAAACGTAAGAAAGGTGATAGGCATCCTATAGAGGATACTATTAAAGATACTTACAATGCTGCTGTAGATAATATTAAATCTAAGAAGCTACGTGAACATGCTTCTGGTATTATAAGTAAATCTTTATCTACAGATGCTAAAGCTTCTGCTTATGAACTTAAGAGCGAATTAGATAAAATAACAGAAGAGACTAAGAAGCAGTTAGAGCCTGTTAAGAAATCATTATCTTCTATAAGCTCTGGCGTATCTAAAATGATGCCAGAAGGTAAGATAAAGAATATACTTAAAGACTTTAGCGATAAACTAAAAGGTGATACACAATCTTTCTATACAGAACAGAAAGAATCTCTACAAGATTTCCAAAGTTCTATACAAGATGCTATGTCAGGTGTAGAATCCCAGATAGCTAACCTTAGTTTAGCAGCTGGTAGTTCTAAACAGAATCTTGCTAATGAACTATTAAAGAAACAATATATAGCATTAGTAACAGCTAAAGAACAAGATAAGATATTTTATAATAAATCTTTAGAGTTACAATGGCGTACTGCTACTGGAGTAGAGGAGACACTTAAGTTCCAACGTGAACAGTTCCAAACTTTTACTAAACAGTTTGAAGCTATTATACAGAATACTTCTCTACCAGAAGCTGTTAAGATGCGTAATACAGAACTAGCTGGTACTGTATTAAAACAAAAAGCTTTTAACAGTATGTCAGAGACTCTATATAAACGTATATCTCCATTAGAGACATTCTCTAATGCTATTAATAAAAAGATGCGTAACTATATAGAGAATGCTAAAGATGTATCTGGTTCTTTAGAAGATTTAGTAGGCCTATCTGATACTATGTCAGATCTAGATTCATTAGGTATGTCTAAAGCTGGAGCAGCTGGCGCTTTAGGTTCTGATCTACTATTAGATTGGTTCTACGGTAAAGCTGGTAAGATGTTGCCTAAGTCTATACGTAATAAAGTAGAAGGTAATCTTAATGCAGCTGCTGCTAACCCATTAGACTATCTTAGGTCTTTAAGATCTAATAATGCTAAAGGTCTATTCGGTAAGCTATTTAATAAAGGTATGGGCTTTTTAGAAGATGATCTAGATACTAGAAATAAATTCTCTAATATTAAGATTAATAAAGCAGAGTTAGATAGTCAAGCTCTATTCGATGGTAGAACACATAATACTATCAATACTGTTATACCTATGTTACTATCTAAGATACATAATGAAGTATATGGATTAAGAACTGGTAAATCAGTATCTGAAGATAGTGAATTAACATTTGATGTTAAAACTCAATCTTTTATTACTAATAAGGATATGAGAAAACAGCTTAGATCTAATATAGCTACTGATATGATAGCAGTAGCTAGAAGAGCTGCTGTAGGTATGAAGAAAGAAGTGGTAGAGAGATGTAAAAACATAGAGACTGCTAATAAAGATAAGATATTCTCTAACTTAGATAAAGCTTTTATATCTTATATTACAGAATATGGTTCTATATCTCCAGAAGCCATGACAACTACTAAGTTCTTACAGTTTATACCAGATCAATATCAGCTAGAAGCAGCAGAGCTGTTCAATGCTTTTCTATTCTCTCTAAGGAATGGAGGTAATAGCAAAGGTACTTATGAAATGTTCTCTAGATCTGGAGAGATGCTTAAACTATCTCCTATGCTACTAGATAAATATGCTACTGGTATGAATGCTAATATGATAGCTAAAGAAGGACTAGTAGACTATAATAGTCTTACTGGCGGAGCTACTTTAAATGTTAATGGTATACAATCTAGATTACATAGAGCAGCTAGAACTAAGAGATATAATCTTAATTCACAACTTAGAGAAGATTATGAAGTATACGACATTAACCTAAGAGAAGATCTTAATACTGATATAGAGAATCTTAAACAGTACTATGGTAGAGCTAGAGATGCTTTTAAGAATGGTACTGATATGTCACATGCTTATAGTTCTAAGTATGGAGTAGCTATAACATATGGAGATACTCCAGAAGAAGAAGCTGCTGCTAGAGAATATGAAACTATGCGTAATCAGTTCATTAAGGATTTTGAAGAGAACTACGAGAATATAGAACTTAAGAAAAAAGATCCAGTAGAGTATGAACGTAAACTACAAAGAGAGCTTAAGAAGTGGAATAAATCTAGAGAACCTAAATCTCTATTATCTAAAGTAAGTTCTAGCTTACGTAAGTACGTAGATGAACATAAAGATAACCCTGTTATACTTAATCTATTTAAAGCTAAAGCTAAAGTAGAAGAAGTAGAGAAACAGTATGGACCTAAAGCTCTAGATGTGCTAGATAAAGCTAAGAATAGTGCTAATGCTAATATAGAGAAAGCTAAGAACTACATTAACTCTGAAGATGGTCTTAAGTCTGATGTAAATAATCTTAAAGCTAAAGGTAAAGAACATTATGAAGCTGCTAAAGCTAAAAGTATAGCATTCTTAGATTCAAAAGGTATACCTACTAATATAACTATGGATCAAGCTACAAGTTATCTTAAAGATAAGTATAATACAGCCTATACAGCTACTGTTAATGCTTATAATAAAGCTCCAGAAACACTAGCAGAGTTCCAAAAGAAGTTTAGAACTGAGTATATAGATAAACTAGCTAAGATACTGCCTCCAGAAGAACTAGAGAAAGCTAAGACTTATATTAATAGTACAGACCCTAGAGAAGTTATGCAAAAAGTAGTAGATTCTGCTAATGCTGGCTATGGTTCTGCTAAAGAGATAGTTACATTAGGTATACGAGCTGTAAATGGTGACCCTAATGCTATACAAGAGCTTAAAGATAAAGTAGAGAATACTAGTACTACTGCTAAGAAAGCTATGGACGAACTACAAGATCAATTAGTTACTATAGTAGATAATAACACTAAAGAATCTAAGAAGAAAGCTAAACAGATAGTAGATAAACTAAAAGGTTCTGATAAGAAACAACCTAGTGATTATGAAAACTATATTAACGCTATTAAGAAGAAGAAAGCTTCTGATAGAACTCCACAAGAGCAACAAGATTTATTAGACTATAGAGTTGATAAAACTTATAATATGTTAGGATCAGCATTAGGAGCTCTTAAGAATCCTATGGGGTGGGTGGCTAAACAAGCTGGTAACTTAGCTATGTGGGGTGTTAAATCTGCTATTAGATTTCCATTATCTGGATTTGCTAAAGGTAGTAGAGCATTTGAACGTAAACTATACGCTAGAGCACTTAAAGATGGTATACCATGGTTATTAAAATCACCATGGACACTTGGCAAAGGTGCTTATAAAGCAGGTAAAGGTATAGCTAAAGGTGGTGTTAGTTTACTAGGTGGGTTATTAGATAACCCAGTAGCTAACTTTATGCGCGGTATGGATAAAAAGTTATGGGGTGGTAACAGAGATGATCATCTCTATGGAGAAGATGATCCAGATAGTCCTGCTAACAAGAACAGCTGGTGGAATAGACTTAAGTCTACTGGTAAAGCTGTTAAAGATAAAGTAACGCCTAAGAAAGAAGATAAGAAAGATAATAGTTTCTTTAGTAAGCTTAAAGGTTGGTTAGGACCTATATTAGGTATAGCTACTACTGCTATAGGAGCTATAAGTTCTGGTGTTACTAAAGTAGCTGGGTTACTTACTAGCGGATTCTCTACACTAACTGGATTAGGTATGCGTATAGTATCTGCACTAACAACAGTATTAGGTCCAATAGGTAAACTATTAGGTAAGTCTGCTGTTAAGCTAGGTGGTGCTGCGGCTGCTGGTGCTACTAAAGTAGCTGCTGCTGCTGTTAAAACTAAAGCAGGTCAAGCTGTTGTAGAAGGCGCTGCAGCTGCTTCTAGTAAGATAGCTAAAACTAGTTTAGCTAAGAAGATTATTTCTATACTAGAAGGTTTCAAAGGTACTATACTAAAACGTTTAGGTAGTAAAGCTGGAGCTAAGTTAGTAGCTTCTCTACTAGGTAAGATAGCTTCTAGAGCTGTACCTATATTAGGTTGGGGTCTATTATTATACGATGCTGCTAAAGCTATTAAGTATATGACAGTAGATGGATTATCTATAGGATCTGCCGTATCTAAAGCTGTATTAGGATTTGATCTATTTGACGATAATGATCCTGCTGTAGATGAAAATGGAGAACCTATTAAACCAGATGAACCTGATGTAGCTAAATCTAAAGCTCTACAAGCTCAAGCTGAAGAAGATGCTAAGAAGAAAGAAACTGGTTTATATGTAGTAGATAATAAAGCTGTTACTAAAGAAGAGTTTGAGAAAGCTCAAGCTGAGAATAAGAAACGTAAAGCTAATGGAGAAGATGAACATAAACTATATTCTAAAGTAGTTATTACAGAAGATAAAACTGTATCACAATCTAGAATAAAATATAAAGATTTTCTACATGCTTTAAATAGCTTACCTATGGCAGATAGACAACTTAAACTTAATGCAGATCTAGATGGTATTAAACAAAACTTTGGTACTCTATTAGAAGGACATCTATATGACCTTGGAGAACCACTAGGTAATGTATACTGGGATGTATTAGGTTCAGAATCTTCTATAGTTATTAAGAACCTAAATGATGGTACTTATAGAGATCTAGAGATCTCTAGCTACTATGATGCTCTTAAAGCTATGGGTAATGATAATGTTAATAAGTTACTAGATGCTGTAACTGGTAGTAGCTCTTGGAGTAGTAATCAACAAGCAGTATACTTAGAGTGGCTTAAGAAGAAGATTAACTCTATTATGGATGCTATACTAGAGAAAGCGGAGAAACTTAAAGGTTCTGGTATAATGGGTATACTTAAAGGTTTATTAGACTCTATATTCGGAGGTAAATCTGATATACCTAAACAGAATACTAATGTACCTAGAGTGAATACTGGTAATAACTTCGATAGTAGATCTAATACCTATATGGATAATAAAGCTACTATAGGATCTAGTAATCTTAACTTTAGTTCTAATGGCGTATCTATATACGATAAGCAAGGTTCTAGTAAGAATAGAAAAGAAGGATTCGATAAGAAGAATCTATTAGATATAACTAGAAGAGCTATGGAGAGAGCTGGTTGGGGTCCTACAGAACAAGCTTTATTTCTAGCACAGATTACACATGAAACTGGTAACTTCCGTTATATGGAAGAGCTAGCTAGTGGTGAAGCTTATGAAGGTAGGAGAGATCTTGGTAATACTCAACCTGGTGACGGTACTAGATTTAAAGGTAGAGGACTTATACAGGTTACTGGTAGAGCTAACTATGAGAAGATAGGTAAGATGTTAGGCTTAGACTTAGTTAATAATCCTGAACTTATAGCTAATGATCCTAAAGTAGCTGTAGACGCTTCTATGGCATGGTGGGAGCTTAAGAAGAAAGAGTCTAAGAAGGTTAGAGA